GAGCACCTTGTGGGCCAGGAGGTCCTTGAGCACCACCTCCACCTCCACCACAATTACAATTGCGTATATTTCTATTACAACAACGCTTAGCACCTAAATAATCACTATAGTTTGTTGAATATCTGGACATAATAATTAATATAATAATATATTATTTATTATCAATTATAATAACTTATATTAAATCCATTTATATAGTCCAAAACCTTTAACATCAGTTTACGATTTTAATGGTTCAACAATTATATCAGCCTGCTTACATATTGCTCATTGAGGGCCTTTTGCTAAATTGCTATAACAACACCTTCTAGCACCTAAATAATCATTATAATTTGTTGAATATCTTGACATTATAATTTATATAAATAATTTAATATAAATTATATAACTTTAACCAAATTTTTCAACATTTATATAGTATAATCCTAGATTGTTATCAGAATATATTCTTAAAATTAAAATTTGTGGATTCTGAAAAGAAAACCCACCAGCTGCTATAAATGCAGAGTTTAACTTACATACAGAAGAAAAGTCACCAACAGTTACCGAACAACTTATACCAGGAGGACCATTTATTTTTATAATATAATTACCCCCATTTATACCGTTTATTGGAGTAATTGAGCTTAGAGTTAGTGAAGTTGTTGTGGTTATTTCAAAAACACCGTATGAAGCAGCACCTAAATTTATGAAATTTGTTCCTGTAGTATTCCAGTTTGCTAATACTTTCGGAGATTGTAGTATAAATCCTTCAGGATTTACTGTAAATGAATTTATAGTAGTTGTTCCATCATATACATTAAAAACACAATTACCTTGACCAGAATTAATAATAGTTCCACCAGTTCCATATGTATTTGAAGTAGCACCTCCACGACCTCCACTTAATGTCAAAGAAAAAGCAGGATCACTAGTTGAAATAGCTAAACTATCTTTTCCAGATAAAGTTGAAACATTAGATATAAGACGATCATTTCCTGTTATTGTTAATGCATTCGCTGGCGTCCCAGAACCATCATCACATACTAATTTTATACCATCATTAATAGTCAAACTAGCATTATCATATCTAAATGTATTTTTATATGTTGTAGATATACTATCAAAATAATTAAACTGAAATGTTTTGCTAATTAGCGGTGTTGGTGTTGTATAGTCTCTGAAATCAAGATGGTCTGCGTATAAATATACATCATATGAATTGGCATTACTATTTAACAAATATAGAAAGTCAGAATGGATTAATGCTTGAGTATCTGGAGTGGTCATTTTTCTAATCTCAATATATGGATTTCCTGAAGTTTGCTCATTTAAATCAATATATGCGGTATAACTAGCAGATCCATCATACAAACTAATTCGTTCATTTGTTATTGAATTAGTATGTAATGGTGGTGATGATAAATCAGTTAAGTTTATTTGTGGTAATGAAGAATTTATATCTAGTGATATAGAACTTGTAGAGTCATCAATCTTCATCTTATCCATACGAATAAAATTATTTGTATCATACCATATAGAACCTTGTGGTCCTCCAGTTGTTTGTGAGAATGATAATGAAGTGGGATCAATAGCTCCTGTAACTAACAAATTACCATAAATAAGAACATCTTGTCCTGTAACACCTATTCCAGTATATCCTGCTCCCTGTGGTCCAATACCATTCATATTTATCCATTGACTAGGTCCTGTTGCTCCCTGTGCTCCTGTGTTTCCCTGTGTTCCGGTTGCTCCTACTTGTGTATTCATGACTTGTTGAACTGTTAAAATCACAGATGGTATATCAGGACCTCCAGTTAACACATCACCGTTAGTCCAATGAATATTTGTATTATCTGTTTCCCACATTAAACGTATTTGTTCGTTAGGATTTGTTGTTTTTATAAACCAATTCCAAGCGGCAACTATTGGTTCACTAACTGTGGAAATCTGTAAGGATGTATTTGAAGCTGGAATTTGTGAAAATCCAGAGCCAGAATCTTGTTCAATCCAAATATTTACAGTAGAACTACCACCTCCACCAGAAGAAACTTTCTCTAACTGACCTGAAAATTGTACATTATAAATTCCTGGATTATCAATCGTTAAAGAAGTGTATGGGGCACTTCCAGCTAAATTTATACCATTATTTCCAGCACCATCAACATAACCAATGTACACATTTTGTGCTGTATTTCCAGCAGTAGCTGTAAATCCTGCTGTATTTCCGAATGAACCATAATATCCTAGAGCTCCTCCTGCTCCTGTTGGACCTACTGGACCGGTTGATCCTTGAGCTCCAGTGTTTCCCTGTGCTCCAGTGTTACCTTGAGTCCCAGTGTTACCTTGAGTCCCAGTGTTTCCCTGTGCTCCTGTATTACCTTGTGCTCCTGTATTTCCTTGAACACCGGTCGCTCCTTGAGACCCAGTGTTACCCTGTGATCCTGTATCTCCTTGAGACCCTGTATTACCTTGTGCTCCTGTATTTCCTTGAACACCTGTAGCTCCTTGAGACCCAGTGTTTCCCTGTGATCCTGTATCTCCTTGAGACCCTGTATTACCTTGTGCTCCTGTATTTCCTTGAACTCCAGTTGCGCCTTGAACTCCAGTTGCACCTTGAACACCGGTAGCGCCTTGAGACCCTGTGTTTCCTTGTGCTCCTGTATTTCCTTGAACACCGGTAGCTCCTTGATTCCCAGTGTTTCCCTGTGCTCCTGTGTTACCTTGTGCTCCGGTGTTTCCTTGAACTCCGGTAGCTCCTTGATTCCCAGTGTTTCCCTGTGCTCCAGTGTTTCCTTGTGCTCCGGTGTTTCCTTGAACACCAGTAGCTCCTTGATTCCCAGTGTTTCCTTGTGCTCCAGTGTTTCCTTGTGCTCCGGTGTTTCCTTGTGCTCCTGTGTTTCCCTGTGCTCCTGTGACTCCCTGTGGTCCATTAGCTACCCATGATATAGTATAATTTTTTCCAATAGTAAAATTTGAACTTGTTCCAGAAATTGGGGTTAAGCCTAAAGTGCGTCCTCCAGAACCAAGTGCTGAGATTGAATCTATGCGCCATAAACCAATTATATTATTATTTCCTCTTTCAGTAACTTGTAAATATGCTTGTTGCCCGTTAGTATTAATTAAATTATTTAGAACAATAAACCAATTAGAGTAACTTATTAATCCTACTGAATCAGTAGAAATTCTAATACTATTAATAGCACCGGGTGTGGCTGCATCTACTAAAAATTTTTCTGAATTAACAAAGCCCAATGGTGTTGAAGTGCCATCCAGATTCCAAATTCCGGAATTTGAACCGTCATTACCTAAATCTCCAGTTGAACCTTGTGCTCCTGTAGCTCCTGTGTTTCCCTGTGCTCCTGTTGCTCCTGTGTTACCTTGTGCTCCTGTGTTACCTTGTGATCCTGTGTTTCCTTGTGATCCTGTTGCTCCCTGTGATCCTGTTGCTCCCTGTGTTCCTGTTGCTCCCTGTGTTCCTGTTGCTCCCTGTACACCTGTTGCTCCCTGTGTTCCTGTTGCTCCCTGTGTTCCTGTTGCTCCCTGTACAAGAATTGGTGTATTTAAAACAATATTACTATATGCATCTCCTTGCTGAAAATAAATTCGAACTGTGTTCGAAACTTCTATTGTAACTTCAAACCATTTATTTGATGTAGGATTAAAATTAATTGGAGTAGAATTTATAATACCATTTAATATATAAGGTGTTACGGTAGATGTATTTACAATAACATTATGACTATCTTGTGCTACCGAGTTACCTAATTCATCTGTTATATCTTTAATTCTTAAGGTTCCACTACCACTACCATTGTTATCAGCATAAATAATACTTTGATAAGTGCCTCCAGAAATATCAAAACTATTTGTAACATATGGATTTAATCTAAATTGTATATCAGAAGTAAATACTTGTGATGTTCCCGATGATAAAACATTAATATCTCGCTCTAATGCAAATGGTGGGGAAGAAAAAGGAGGAGTGGTAACAGGACTAAAATAGTTGTAATATAGTAATAATCCCGCTCCTCCAGCAATTCCCGGAACGCCTTGAGGTCCGGTTGTTCCTTGTAGTCCTTGAGCGCCTGTAAATCCCTGTGGTCCTCTACAACAAGGTCCAGTAGCTCCTCTTAATCCTTGTTCACCAGTAGCTCCTTGATATCCATAAGAACCAATAGCTCCTTGAGCACCTTTAGGTCCTTGTGGTCCAGTAACCGTTTTAGCTAAATTATTAGAACAGCATTTTTTAGCACCTAAATAATTTGAATAACTAGACATTATAATATAATTATAATATATTTTTATAATTATAATTAATTACATATTTATGTTGATGGTAAAGGTACAAGTCCCAACTTAATTTCTCCCAAACTAGCAACATTATACTTAACAACAAGTGGTAAATCATTTTCCAAATAAACCTCAATTTGTGGGCATAAATTGGTACACTTAATAAAATATCCTAGATTTTTTAAAGAAAATTCTCCTTGAATAACTTTAGAAGAATCTTGTTTTAGAATAAATTTCATTGATTCATCTGCTTCAGCGCGATGAATTTCAGCAGATGCAAATTGTCCTTGACATTTGAATATTAATTCATTTCCAACAGATTTTATTTCAAGTTTATCAGAAATACAAGATAAATCACGGATGATCTTCTGGAAATCGGCTGAAGGAAGATTAATAATAGAAGAAAATTTAACATCGGGAACCTCTAATTCATCTTGTTCAGGTTCAATTAGTTTCAATTTCTGTGTTTTACATTGTTTAATATTTCCATTTTCAAATCTAAGTGCTAAATGGGAAACAATTCCGTCAAAATAATCATTGTTTTCAATATAAATAGTTAATGTATCATCATTATCAATAGAATTAATTAATTTAAATAAATGAAACATGTTAACTCCAATAATAATTTTTTCCTTTTTACATTCATAAAATTCAAAATTTGAAGCTGCTAAATAAAGATGAACTAAAATAGTATGCGATTTATCCATATTAATAATTCTAATTCCATCAGGTTGAAAAGAAATATTTGTTTCTAAAAGAATATCTTTAAGAGCAGTCATTAATGTGCGAAAAGGAGCAATTTGTACCGTTTTAATTGTTAACACATTATTGTTTGTAGATGCGTTTGTATTAATAAATTGTGACATTATAATTACAATTAAACGCAATTCTTTAAATACTTATGTTTCAAAATAATAATTTTATTGGTGTATAATTTTAATAAAAATATTTATGATATTTTGTATATTAAATTGGATAATATTTTTGTAATTTTGTGATATATAATTTAGGAGAATAATTTATATTATTATTTCGCAGTGCTAACTTTGAGAAGTAACAACTTCAATAGATTCAAAATTTAGTCTTCTTAGAATTGATATTTTCTAATATTTTCTTTTTTTAGAATATTTTCTTTTTTTAGAATATTTTCTTTTTTTAGAATATTTTATTTTTTTTGAAAATTTTCTTTTTTTAGCATATTTTCTTTTTCCACCAATATTCTCTTCTGGAATAATAAGTAATTGAACGTGTTTATCAGGTAATACTTGATACTCAAAATTGAAACTTTTAGTAGTATTACTTTGAAGAATAGGTTCAAGAGAAAGTTTCAACTCTTCCATAACGTTTTCATTTGGCAATAATGTTTCATAGAGATCTGTTTGATTTTTTAAAGTTAAATATTTTTTTATATCAATTATTTGGTAACGAATTTTTTCTTGATATAATAAAGTCTCAATATATTCCTTTCCTTCTAAACTATTGATAGGTACTATTGAGGTGGGTCCTTCTTCTCTTATTATTGCATCAGCTACAATTATATCACGCATCGTCGCTATTTTAATTATTTGAGGAGGAATCACATACGAATAAGACTGCATATGATATATGTTACTTTTAAGCGCACTTAATAATTGTTCTCTCTCCATAACATTATTTTTATTAGGAAATGCGTTATCTACCAAATCGTTCAATTCAAATGCTAAGATTATTCCATGTGTTGGTGGATAGGGGCTAAATCCAAACTTTTTAAAGAGTTCATCTAATCGCATACGCTCGTTTTCTGATAATTCACCTTTTATTCTCTCTTGTTGGTTGTGAATGGCATTCATCATATATTGTGGGCCTTCTCCATTTCGTCGATCCTTGAAAGCATATTCCTTTGCCCGTGTAAGATCATCAGTTAGAGATATAAATATCTCATCACTTTCCCTAATTTGTCTCTGTCTGAGTAAAAACCCATCAATATATGTCAAAGTATCTATATCTTGTTTGTTTTCAACTTTCTCCCAAAAAAACAATAATTCATTATATAATTCATCTGGATATTTACCATCAAAACCATTTTCTAAAATATATGGAATATATAATGTTGATGTTCCATGAAATAAGTAATTTGAATAACTCATATAATATATATAATAAAATATTTTGATAATAAAAATATAAGCATATTAGTCCATCGTTAAAACAAATATTTTAGTGTTTAAAATATAAAAAATATGTAAATCTTGTATTTGATAAAATTTGTAAAAAATTAATGTAATTTCACTTTTGGAACTCTGCGCTTTCCATATCCATGTTTTCTCCGAGCGAGTTGAGCTGCTTTATATCCCTTGGAACCCGGTTTACAACCTTCATTTAATATATTGTAATCAACTGCTCCAGCTTTACCAGATGTTAATGCACTAGCTAAACGTGCTACTCCCCATGATTGAGCCGTTTGATTTGGTCTAGATCCAGAGGAATAATATGCTCCAGCACCTTTATTTATAATTTTTGCTAAAGCAGATTTTGAGCATCCAGATTTTTTAGCCAATTCATCTGTTGCTCCTATTTTTTCAACTCCATACATTTTTCTTGCTTTTAAAATGTGTGAAGATGTTTTTGAATGAAATGACTTTACTGGTTTACGTGTATAATATTTACCTTGACGATATAATTTTTTAGATTTTAGTAACATTTGAGATTGTCTTTTCCTATCTTTAGAAGTAAGCCTTTTAGGTAAATATCGCAAATTAAAATTTCTTTGTTTACGTGTCTTCATAATATTAGAAAATAATATATTATTTAAAAGTAACTTAAAGACTCATTTTAAAGAATTATTAATGGAAGAACAAAAAGTAAATACTATTGCTGAACTGATAAATGAATTAAACATCAAGTATAAGGATAATCCATATATGCTTCAACGTTTAGAAACTCATTTATTTAATTTACCTAATACTTTGGAACAAGAAAATAAAAAGTATGATGAGCGTGTTAGTAGGTTTAATGAACTAACATTGGAACAAGATAATTTTTATAAAGTTTTTTTAAGTAAACACCAATATTTTTATATGCCATATAACAGCATCTATTATGAATATGACGGAAAAACATATAAAATCATAAAAGATGATGATATTCATTATCAATTGCTATCAACCATCACAGATGAGGGAAAATTAATACAATGGAAGCATAAAACAAAGCAAAATATTATCAAAAAAATAAAGGAAAGAACATTATTAAAATCAACACCTGAAACATATACAATCCAAAATGTACTAGGATTTTTACAAACTATTTTTCAAACTAAAACAGATGCAAAATATTTTTTAACAATTATAGGTGATTGTATTCTAAAAAAGAATAATGATAATTTATTATATTTTGTTAGTACAAATCTAAAAAAATTAATTACATTGATTGATTCTATTGTTTATGTTACAACTGGTAATTCAATAATGAATAATTTTATTACAAAATATCACGATAGTCATAAATTAAATCTATATCGTTTAATTAAAACAAACGAGACAACTAACACATTATCAACAGATATTGTTAAAGAAGTTTTGAATAATATTGGTATTGATCTATTTTGCGTGGCAACTCATTATTCTGAAAGATATGGAAATGCTGATAATTATTTAAATACAAAAGTAGAACCTGATATTAAAACCTATGTGTTATATTTTGTTAAAAACTCATTGCAAGAAATTGTATGTGAATTTATTGAACAATGTATTGACGAAACGGTTGTAAGTACTAGTGCTAATGAATCTAATATAACTTGGAAAAATATGCATTATATATGGAAACTGTATTTATCAAGTTTAAATATTCCAAATATGATTTATTCACAACAATTACAAGAATTATTAATGTCAAAGCTTAATCATAAAAATGAGTCAGCAAATATAATTTTTACAAATGCGACAAGTAAATATTTACCTAATGTTAGTTCATTCTTGTCTTTTTGGGATAAACATATTACGATTACAAATGATTCTAGTGTGGATGATGAATATGAAGTAGATGAATTGATGACATTATATAAAAATTATGATAAAAAGCTAGGTCAATTAACTGATAAAAATATGATTAAAATGATTTGTCACTATTTTTCGCCTCAAATTGAAGTAATTGATAATAAATATATAACTAACATTAAATGTAATTTATGGTGTAAGAATGAAGATGTTAATGATTTTTTACAAGATTATAAATTTCACAAGTTTATGAATTTGGTAAATATGGGTCTAAATCCAAATACCGACATTATTAGTTTTGATGACTTGTATCAATCGTATAAGAATTATATTAATGCAAAATCATTAGTAGAACAAAAAGTGAATTTAATTGTATCTAAACAGTTTTTTGAGAAATATTTGACGAATCAGTTACAAGAATTTATTAAATTTGAAAAGTTTGTTAGTTCAGAGTGGTTAACAATGTAAAATAATTTAAGAATTTATTGAAATTTCTAAATTATTGTATAATTTAAGATGCGGCATTAAGAGCCATTTGATTTGGTCCAAATCCAGCGTTATTTCTGTTAAATTGACTGGTAGTTCCACCTCTCATGCCTTTTCTGCGTCTGCGACCTCCAGCCATGCCAGCGATTTCTTGGAGATTAGCGGAACCGGAGTCACCCATAGTGATTCCAGCACCGGCAATTCCATTACCAGTAAGATTATCACCACTCCAGTTGGCAGAACCAGAAGCTTCCAATGGACGCATTCCAGAGCCACCTTGCATGACTCTTCTGCGTCTGCGTCCTCCAGCCATACCAGCAGCTTCTTGGACGCCAATAGAACCTAGAGATCCATAATTAGTAAGACCTTGTCCATCAATGCCTTCTCCCATAGCTCCAGCAGGTGAAAGAGCCATATTAACACCAGCGTGTCCACCTCTCATTTTCTTGTGTCCCTTGCGGTGTTTCTTAGTACCGATCTTAACATAACCAAATTTACCCTTTTGGGTTCCATAACCATGCTTTAAAAGGCGCATTTCTTTCTTAGCACTAAAGTGTTTTGATTTAGAAACAATACGGCCATGAGACATCATAAGGTCAGTTTTAGTAAGACCTCCGGATGTTCTTTTGGCAGTTCCATTCCAAACTTGACGACGAGAACCAATAGTTTGAGTCATTATAAAATAATTAAAGAAAAAAAAGTAAAATTGTCTAAATAATAATAATAAAAACGCATTCAGAATCTATTTCTTAATGGTCTGGGAGATCCTCCAGGTTGTCCTTCCCATCCTCCAAGATAATTGATAGTTACAGGTTTATAAAAATTTCCATAAGTTGTTCTTCCTCCTAAAGTTCCAGTAATAGCTCTTGCAATACGAGTATTTTCAGTTTGTGATGGGTCGTTCCAGCCTTGTTTAATAGGATTTGCACGTGGTGGTATACATCCACATAATGTTCCTTCAGTAATGTCATCAGCATTATTTATATTATCAAATGTTTGAGATGTGTTAAATGATTGATAATATTGTCTGAGGAATGCTTTACTAATAAATAATCGTAAGTTGCCTTTATTACCAGGGGTAAATCTATTATTGTTATATCTTGTCATTTAATATATAATAATAAATAATTTGGGAGTGTTGTATGTAAAATAATATATATTATTGAATTTTGAACTTAAAGGTTCTTTAAGTACTTTTAAAAATAATATATATTGTTTGAAGATCTTCGAAAAAAAGTCGGCGCCAAAAATGAAAATGGACATTTTTAAAATGTCCAAAATTGAAAAACTGAATAAAGTTTTGAAAAAAACACGTCGAAGTTGAGTTGTTACGAGAATGCTCTCATTTTCAAAAAATGGTGAAAAAATATGTGATGATAAATTTTTTAAGATTTTTTGTAAATTGCTTAAAAACAATTTCTTAGGTGATATTATGGAAACTTTAGGTGACAAAAATCCGGCATTTTCCGGCCATAAATTTTCATGTTCATTATGTGACTTTCATACAAGCAAGAAAAGTCATTATAACGAACATCTTTCCACACTGAAACATAAAAATCAGTTAGTAGGTGACGTCCAGCTAACAAATCCGGCGTCTTTCCGGCCACCTGGTAAATTCTGCTGCTCTAATTGTTCTAGACCATATCAATCACGTAATGGTCTTTGGAAACATCAAAAAAAATGTATTGAAGATTCCGGCGGCGAAAATTCTGCCGATATTAAACAAAGCTTATTATCTGATAAAGAACTCATGATGATGTTAGTTAAACAAAATACACAACTTATGGAAGTACTCAAAAATGGAACTAATAATGGAAATCATTCACATAATACTAACAATAATCACTCTCACAACAAAACATTCAATCTACAATTTTTCTTAAACGAAACTTGTAAAGATGCCATGAATATTGGAGATTTTGTTAGTTCTATCAAACCACAATTAGAAGATTTAGAAGCCACTGGGAGACTAGGTTATGTTGAAGGCATATCAAATATTATTCTCAATAACTTAAAAACATTACAAATTCATGATAGACCTATTCATTGTTCTGATCAAAAAAGAGAAGTTATTTATATTAAAGATAACGATGAATGGACTAAAGAAGATGATAATAAACCTATACTAACAAAAGCCATTAAAGTTATTGCCAATGAAAATATTAAAAATATTAAAGAATGGCGAAATGAATATCCTGATTGTACAAGTGCGGATTCAAAGAAGAATAATTTATATTTAAAAATAGTTAGTAACTCAATGTCAGGAACTTCAGCTGAAGAAAGCAGTAAAAATATAAATAAAATTATCAGCAATGTAGCTAAACAAGTAGTTATTGATAAAACAGGCAGGGACACCCTGCCCAACCCGTAGCGTTTTAACACTGTAATAAATAAAATTGAAACAATTTAAATACAAAAGTCTAAGGTATATATACGAGACAATGAGCGCTACTGACGATAATACATTATACTTTGACGTCCAACAAAAGACTGATAAGCAACACATTTTAGATAATCCTGATACGTATATTGGCTCTGTTGAAACAGTAGATGCCGATATGTGGATTATGAATGAAGCAAACGATAAAATTATTGAGAAGAATATTAGTTATATTCCAGGATTATTCAAGTTATTTGATGAAGGCATCGTAAACTGTAGAGATCATGTTGTTAGAATGCAAACTAAGGTTGATGCTAATGTTGAAAATTCATTACCTGTTACTTATATTGATGTTGCTATTCAAGAAGATGGCACTATTGTTATGATTAATGATGGTAATGGAATTGATGTAGTTCAGCATCCAGAGTATAAAACTTGGGTTCCTGAATTAATCTTTGGACATTTACGAACTTCCACAAATTATAATAAGGAAGAGAAGAAGATTGTTGGTGGAAAGAATGGATTTGGATTCAAATTAGTGTTAATTTGGTCAACATATGGTACTATTGAAACAGTAGACCATATTCGTGGACTAAAATATACTCAAGAATTCAAAGATAATCTTGATACTATTTGTCCACCAAAAATCACAAAAGCAACTAAAGCAAAACCATATACAAAAATTACATTCAAGCCAGATTATCAGCGATTAGGAATTGATGGTTTAACACCAGATATGATCGCTCTGTTGAAAAAGAGAGTCTATGATATCTCAGCAGTCACTGATAAAACTATTAAGGTAAAGTACAATTCATCTATTATTCCTACAAAGAATTTTGAACAATATATTAATTTGTACATCGGAGAAAAATCATTATCTCCAAGAGTATACGAAGAAGCAAATCCTCGTTGGGAATATGCTGTTGCATTAACTCCGACAAATGAGTTCATTCAAGTATCATTTGTAAATGGTATTTACACCTCAAAAGGAGGAAAACATGTAGAGTATATTCTTAATCAAATTACTAGAAAATTAGCTGAATTTATTGAAAAGAAAAAGAAAGTAAAGGTAAATCCAAACTCAATCAAGGAACAATTAATTTTGTTCTTACGTTGTGATATTGAGAATCCAGCATTTGACAGTCAAACCAAGGATTTTATGAATACTCCTATGGCTAAGTTTGGTTCTAAATGTGACGTAAGCGATAAATTTATTGAGAAAGTTGCAAAGATGGGTGTAATGGATGCAGCTTGTGCAATTACTGAAGTAAAGGAAAATAAGGCAGCTAAAAAGACAGATGGTACAAAGAGTAAGAAAGTGAGTGGTATTCCTAAATTAGATGACGCTAATTGGGCTGGAACTGAAAAATCAAGAGATTGTATGATTATCTTTTGTGAGGGAGATTCAGCCAAAACCGGTGTTATTTCTGGTTTATCATCAGAAGATAGAAATACAATTGGTGTTTATCCTCTTAAGGGTAAGGTAATGAATGTAAGAGGTGAAGCAGTTAAAAAAGTAGCAGAGAATAAAGAAATAGCTGAAATTAAAAAGATTCTTGGATTAGAGACTGGAAAAGTATATAATACAATTGAAGATGTTCATAAGAATTTGCGATATTCAAAGGTTGTGTTTATGACTGATCAAGATTTAGATGGTTCTCACATCAAGGGATTATGTATTAATTTGTTTCAAAATGAGTGGGCTAGTTTAACTCATATTCCAGGGTTCATTGGTTTTATGAATACTCCAATCTTGAAGGCAAAGAAGGGTCAACAAGAACTCAAATTTTATAATGAGGGTGAATATGAACAATGGAAAAGCAATAGTGAAACAAAGGGATGGACAATAAAATATTACAAGGGTCTTGGTACTTCAACAAAGACAGAATTTAAAGAGTATTTTGAAGAGAAAAAATTTGTCGGATTTGAACATACTGGAGTAACAAGTGATGATGCAATTGATATGGTATTTAATAAGAAAAGAGCAGATGATAGAAAAACATGGTTAGAAAATGTTTATGACAGAAATAGCTTTGCTGATACAAGTAAACAAATGATTCCTTATGAAGAGTTTATTAACAAGGAACTCATTCATTTCTCAAAATATGATTGTGATCGTAGTATTCCAAATTTAATGGATGGTCTCAAGACAAGTTTGAGAAAGATTTTGTATACAACATTTAAGAGAAATTTAACTAAAGAAATAAAAGTAGCACAATTATCAGCATCTGTTTCAGAAACATCTTGTTATCATCATGGTGAAGAAAGCTTGAATAAAGCGATTGTAGGAATGGCTCAAAACTTTGTAGGTTCAAATAATATTAATTTGCTATTTCCATCAGGTCAATTTGGTTCAAGAATTAAGGGTGGTCAAGATGCATCTAGTCCAAGATATATCTTTACGCGACTTGAAAGAATTACTAGATGTATCTTTCCAGAACAAGATGATAAAATTTTGACATATTTAGATGATGATGGAACACAAGTAGAACCACAGTTTTATGTTCCAATTATTCCAATGGTTTTAGTAAATGGTTCAAAGGGTATTGGAACTGGATTTAGTACTGAAATTATGTGTTATAATCCTAGAGATATTATCAGTTATTTAAAGAATAAATTACAAAATGTGACTGATGATAAAATTGAGTTCTTCCCTTATTATGATGGATTTACTGGTGAAACTGAGAAAGTTAGTGATACAAAATTTGTGTTCAAGGGAAAATATGAAAAGATTGAAACAGATAGAATTAGAGTAACTGAATTACCAGTTGGTTATTGGACTGAAGATTTTAAGGAGTTATTAAGTGAACTACAAAATGATAAAGACAAAGAGGGAAAGAAAATAGTTCCTATTGTAAAAGATGTATTTGAGAATTACACTGATACTACAGTAGAATTTGTTATTACATTTAGCAAGGGAAAGCTTCAAGAATTAGAAGCTGGAAAGGGAGATCATGGATGTAATGGATTAGAAAAATTATTGAAGCTTTATTCTACAAGTTCAACTACAAATATGAATTTATTTAATTCTGAAGATAAATTGAAGAAATATGAAAGTGTGGAAGAGATTATTGATGATTATTATGAAATTCGTCTTGAATTTTATGAAGATAGAAAGGAATTTATGATTGATGCTCTTGAGAAGGAAATTATGATATTATCCAATAAGGCGAAATATATTAAAGAAGTATTGGATGGTACTATTGATTTGAGAAAGAAGAAGAAGCAAGAAATTATTGATATGCTTGTAGAAAAAGAATATGATACAATTGATGATGATGAAGAGTTTAAATATTTAGTAAGAATGCCAATGGATTCAGTATCAGAAGAAAATGTTGAAAAATTGATGAAAGAACATCATGAAAAGTTAGATGAATTAGAACGTATAAAAGCAACGACAATTGAGCAAATGTGGTTATCAGAATTAGAGATTCTTGAGAATGAGTATCAAGAATATCAAAAGGAAAGAGAACAAGCTCAAATTGGAGAAATCAAAGTATCAAAGAAGAAAACTATTACAAAAGTAGCTGGAGGTGCAAAGAAGGTAATTAAGAAAGCTGTAGCAAAGCCAGCATTAGTTGAAGAAGAAATTATTATTCAGCCAAAGAAGAAAGTAGTTAAGAAAGCTGTATCATCTACGTCTTAAATAATATAACAAATATATACCCTAAAGAAAAAACTTGTAACATGCGTGAATCATAAGCATATTTGTCCATAGTTTCTAATTTATCATATATTTTTTGAATAACTTTTTCTTGGTTTGTTAGTTGAGTATTAAGATCTTTTATATTAGATTCTTGTGTCTCTATTAATTCTTGTAAACTTGTAAAAATGTCTTTTGTTTCGCTTGCTTTAATGTCGTATTTTTGTTTGAGCAAAGAGATTTTATTTATATCATCAGGATTAGGTGGTACCCAATAATATCTCATTCCTTTTGACTTTAAAGAATGAAACAAACTAACAACAGGTCTTTTAAGCATTTGAATAATTTATTATTATATCTTTCACAAGTTTACGAAATACGTAAAAAGATATAATAATTATTTATAATTATTTATAATTATTTGTTTCACTTGATAAAGTTTCATTTAATAACTCTAAACTATAACTAATAATTTCATCGTATATATAAATAATTTTGGTTTTCTGTTCATTTGTTAAAGAAGGAATTGCATCTTTTTGAGATTTTGTTAGTTGTTTCATATTTCTAATATCATGAATAATTTTTTCAAAAGTAACTTTATCCATTATATAATATATAAAGTGATATATTAAAACCAATTTGGCATTAAATAATTATTTTTATCTCTTTGAGATTCAACAACTGGTGTAGCCATTGGAACAGCCAATGTACTAACATCATGTAAATATTTCATATAACTTTGTGCTTCAGAATAAACATGATAAATACAATAATCTAAAACAATTTTGTTGAGTTCCTCAATTTGTCCTGAAATATTATGAGGCTGATTAGCAGCATGTTGTAAAAATACACTTCGCATAATGATCTTAAGAGTATCACAATCTTGAGCGGCAACAGTATATTGTTTGTTTGATTTTTTATAAACTCCGGCTCTGATTCCATTTTGAATAATTTGTATATTTTCTTTAGAAAAATAAGCTTTAGATAATGGTGTTTCATCCCATTGACCTAATGTTGGTTCCCTAAATGTAGCACATTGATTCGCAGGTATTTTATCATACATTGCAAATAAGTTGCTTAGGTCAGGTCCTTGCGTTTTATTAATAATATCAACACGTCCATTAGTAGTTTTATAACTATTCATATTATAATACATTCATAAAAAAAATTATATATTTATTTTATATAGAAATGAATTTCCAAAAGATAGTACTAACAATAGCTACTGTATTACTAATAATTATATTAGTAGTAATTGGTGTGTCGTTATCTAAAGCAAGTGTTGAAGAAAATTGGCCTCCAGTTGTAGGTGAGTGTCCTGATTACTGGGTTGATATGTCAGGAAATGGTGAAGCATGTTTTAATAGTAAAAGTTTAGGAAGATGTAATATACCAAGTGAAGGAAATCCAAATACAATGAATTTTAATCAATCACCGTTTACAGGAGATAATGGAGAATGCTCTAAATATAATTGGGCCACAGCATGTAAAATAACATGGGACGGTATTACATCAGGTGTAAAAAATCCTTGTGACACCACAACTGATACTACATCAAGCTAATTTGTAGTTTGATTAAAAAATAATATAAATATATTAAAATTAAATTAGTATATATTTATATGGGCTTTTCAAATGATCCTAAAGATTTTTTTAAAAATGTAGATAAATTACCTGAAGTGTTAGTTGATATAGTTTATTCATATATTCCAAAATCGGTAACTATGTTTTTGACAAAAAAAAATTATACAGAAGACCATCATCTTATAAGAAAATTTATTTATAAAAGAAAAATAGAACAATATATTCGTTCAATGGTAAGAGAAGATAATGACTTTGTTTTTAAACATTTGTTAGTTGAAAATTATAAAAGATGGTTAAATATGAAAAAGTATTATTACAAAGAATGTATTTATGGAAATTATTTAAATTTTTTAGAATCCTATGCAATTGATAATCAATCAACAAAATGCAGAAAATTAATTCTTAAATTATTTGAAGAAGAAGGATTAAGTAAAAATCAACATAAAAAGAATACAAATAGATATATAAGATGGAAAACTTAAATATTAACAATTTATTGAATCGTACTGAAGAAGCTAATAAGATTAAAGAAATTTTAAAGGATTTTGAATTAAACAAAAATAATTTATCAACAAAGCGTGGATTATATATACATGGTGATCCAGGAGCAGGAAAAACAACATTTATTGTTAATATTCTTAAAGAGTTAGATTATGATATAATTAAGTATGATGCGGGAGATATAAGAAACAAGTCAATCATTGATACGATAACAAAACACAATATGGCAGATAGAAATGTTATGAGTATGTTTTATAAAAAAGTAAAAAGAATAGCAATCATAATGGACGAAATAGATGGTATGAATAATGGTGATAAAGGAGGTATAAATTCTTTAATAAAAATAATAAGACCAAAAAAAACAAAAAAACAAAGACTAGAAGAAACAACATTAAACCCAATAATATGTATAGGTAATTATCATATTGATAAAAAAATAAAAGAGTTGATGAAAGTATGTCATATAATAGAATTAAAATCACCAACAAAACCACAAATAACAACAATTGTTGAACAATTGATTCCGATTTTTAGTACATTAAAAGATGAAGAAACTAAAACAAATATAATTAACTATATTCAGGGAGATTTAAGAAAGTTAAATACAATTTATGATTTATCAAAAAATAATGAAAATATACTAACAAATAATAGCATTAAAAATATTTTTTTGACAAAATCGTATAATGATGATACAAGAAAGATAACAAAAAAATTAATTAATAATAATTATCCCATAGAAGAACATCTAACAATAATGAATGAGACAGATAGAACAATAGTAGGATTGTTATGGCATGAAAATATAATAGATGTATTAGGAAAGGTTAAAAAAGAAGAATCAATACCATTTTATTTGGAAATATTAGATAATATGTGTTTTGCAGATTATATTGATCGTATTACATTTCAAAAGCAAATATGGCAGTTTAATGAAATGAGTTCATTAATAAAGACATTTAAAAATAATAAAACATATCATGATACTTTTGCAACAAAAAAGAAGCAAAAATATAATCCAACAGAAGTTAGATTTACAAAAGTACTAACAAAATATTCAACAGAATATAATAATTCTATTTTTATTCAAAATTTATGTCAAGAATTGTCAATGGACAAGAATGATATGTTTGCATTCTTTTTAGATTTAAAGAATAAATATAATGATAATGAGATTGCAGGATTATTTGAAAATTATGATATTTCAAAGTTAGATATAAACAGAATATATAGATATTTAGAAAAATATACAAAGGAAAATGCTAGTGAAACGGAAGATATTATATCAGATGATGATATAGATGAGTCATAATAAGTATTTCAAAATATAAAAAATTATTAATAAAACACAATTAATAATTTTTAAACAACAAAAACAAATTTATATTTACTCCTCAAGTCTCTTTTGGGCTTCCAAGTGACGCTTGTACCACTTTTGTTTAACTTCAGGAGAAACACTAGTAAAATGATGATTCTCATATTGCTCAGGTGAATCATAATAAAGCATCATAGGTTCTTTTCTACCGTTGCGACCAGTTGAATCAGTTACCTTGAAGAAAAGGTCTTCATCTGCACTACCAACATTAATATTATATCTAACTCCTGTAACCGCATTTCTAATCTTGGTTCCATGTGAACCTGAACCATAATTTTCAATTGTAAGTCTTTTATAAAATTTTCCGTCAGTCCAAGTATCATTAAAAGAAATACTATATTTTTCATAATGTCTATCCATTTTCTTAAGAGCATCTGCTGCTTCCTTTTGTCTTAATTTGAACTCAACAGATGACTCATCATTAACAGCAGAATCTAAAAGGTCTTCGTAATACATGTCTTATTTGATATATTATAACGTGGTATATCTTTATATTGTTTTTTAAAGAAATAGATAATTAAATAAAATAAAATTGAAAGTGGTTTAATATATTTTTAATCTAAATAAATACATACTGAACCAAGGTGAGTAATTCAATTTATAATACTGAATCAAGATGTTTAAACCAGTTTATAATTTACATCCTTCTATCAATTGGGAACAATTATCTTCTAACACAAATGCAGTTCATTTATTCGAAGATAACATTGATAAAATTGATTGGTACTTCATTAATATTAATCGAAAAGCAATTCATATAATTGAAAAATACCCTGATAACATTGATTGGTGGGGATTATCTTCTAATTTATACGCGATTCATATATTAGAAAAAAATTTACATAAATTTAATTTCGATTGGTTATGTAGCAATCCATATGCGATTCATTTATTAGAAAAATACCCTGACAGAATTAATTTTAGTTGGGCATCTAGAAATCCACGTGCTATTTATATATTAGAACAAAATCTTGATAACGTTGATTGGAACGAATTATCTAGAAATCCAAACGCCATTCATCTTTTAGAACAAAATCTTGATAAAATTAATTGGCAGGGATTATCTTGTAATCGAAATGCTATTCATTTATTAGAAAAATACCCTGATAGAATTAATTTTCGTGGGGCATCTAGAAATCCAGGTGCTATTCATTTGTTAGAACAAAATCTTGATAAAATTAATTGGGATAATTTATCTAGTAACCCAAATGCTATTCATTTGCTAGAAAAGTATCCTGATAGAATCAATTGGAATAATTTATCTAGTAACCCAAATGCTATTCATCTTTTAGAACAAAAGCCTGATAAAATAAATTGGTGTGGTTTATCTAAAAATCGAAATGCAGTTCATTTGTTTGCTCCTCTGAACCACAAAAAAATGCGAGACCAGTGTAAAGAATTCGCACGAGAGCTGGTCTCTTATGTGTTGCATCCTGCTAGATTAATGCGTTTAGCTAATGAAATGGATATGGATTTAGAAGAGTATATGGAATTTCTTGTTTAGAATAAAAAAATAAAGTAAAGAAATAATTATATAATTATATTATTTTGTAGATTTAAGTTTAAGTTCTTCCATTTCAATTGTTAGTTCTCTAACTTTTTTAAGAAGCTGATTTATTAATAAATTTTTATCTGATATTTTTTTCTCATATTCGTTACGCATAGTTTCAATATCTTTATTAACAGGATTATAAAATGATAATAATTTCTGTTGAGCTTGTAACATTTTATTATGATCTTCTAATCGTTTAGCCCTTTCTTCTTCCATTTTTTTCATTTGTTCTAATAGTTTTGGTTTATGTTCTGGTCTTCCAGGTTCGTACTGCTCTAAAACATTATTCATATCATACATATAAAACTGTTTTAAAACCGGGTCTTTCACAAAATCATCAACTGTATAAGGAGATGGAATGGTTTTTGTTTGTTCTGGATGCTCAAGTAATTTTTCTTTATTTAAAGAATTATGCTTATGAGAAAATACTAAGATAGATTTTAATGAATTAAGTTGTATCAAAGGTATAGTATATCCTTTTGTAAATTTATTTTCTTCTGACAGAGCAATTTCATCATCATAACTTGTTTGAGACAATAATTCTTTTTTAAATGCAAACGTTGCAGCAGTAGAATGATATGGTTTATATGGACCACATTGAAACACAGCATTTCTTGAATCAAAGTAAATATGCATTTCGGAAGAACCTGCAATCAAAAATTTTGGATTTTGTTGTAATGTTTCAACTGCATGTGAAATACGTTCTGGTGGATAGTAATCATCATCATCCATATAAATAATGATATCACCTGAACATTTGGTATGCATTAGATTTCTTTTTTTACCAAGAAGCATTTTTTCTTCATAATAAAAATATTTAACTTGTGGAATATCGTTTACAAGATCTCCAATAGGATCAGTACCGTCGTCAATAATAATCCATTCAATTCTATCTTTTGGATATGTTTGATGTTGAAAACATTTAATCATAAAAGGAATAAATGGTCTTCTATTAAATGTTGGAGTACATAAACTAACAAGTGGTAGAGATGTAGATTTATTTGATTTATTTTTTTTATTTTTACCCATATTTAAATATAAATCATTTTATATTTAAATAGTTTATTCGTTGATTGTTTAAGTCCATCTAATATTATATTTTTTATTGTAATTTGGGTGTTTTTGCTTTCTGCCTCCTGATTGAGGTTGACCTTGAGTAAGTTTTTGTATTTCTTCTTTAAGCTCGTCTATTTGAGGTTTAAGTTTTGCTTCTAAAGCGTAGTGACGGTATGAGTCTTGCGTACTATCAATATTTTTCATTGAATTAGAAAGTTGACTCTCTAATTTATTTAAATCATTTTGTAAAGTTTCTAAACGCGGAGCAGGAGGAGAATTTTGTTGAGAACCTGTTTCAGAATTAAGTTGAGAAATAGTTGGAGCACTTGGTTCAATGTTTTTTTGAGAATTTAGTGGAGCATTTGGTTCCATAATTTTTTGAGAAATAGGTGGAGCACTTGGTTCAGGAACTACAGTTGCCAAAGGAATATTTTCTTGCTCTTCTACATCATCAACATTTCCACCTACTTCCTTAGGTTTTGTTAGTGTTCTTCTTTGACCTCTTTGAATTATTTTTTCCATTTTTTCATCATCAATAGGAATACGTTGACATATTTCAACTAATTTTGGATTATCAAGGTCAATATCAGCAACTGAAGCCTGTTTCAAATTTTGTTTAATTTTAAAACTAAAACCATCAACTCCTGAGTCTGGCATTTCATTTGTATATAATCCCATAAAATAAGCAAAAATAACTGCTACTATAATACCAATTATAGAATTAGTACCTAAATATTTTATTCCATTTGTAAACAAACTTAGTGTAGCAAGAATGAAGAATAAAAATTTTTTATAAACCAGGGTATCATACAAGAAGTTTCCAACATTATTTCCATTTTTACCATTTTTAATATCATAGTTGGAAAATAGAGGAGAAATTAATCCATAAAGTGTAAAAAATGCTGGCATAATAAAAGCTGATAATGCTCCCACAGGCATCCATAAAAAGAAAAATAATATAAATTTCATAAATCTAATAAAACTTATACTTTCTATAGATTCCCATTGTTTATCATTTTGTTCAGATACTGTTCGGAATAATTGTGGAATATTTATAATATGGTAAAAAATACTAATACAAACATTAAAAACATATAATCCCATCCACAGGAATATACCAAACAATCCGTATAAAAGCATAATTAATGATTCAGGAAGATAGCTTAAATAAAAGAAAATGGTATTAATAGCGAGAAAATTTTTAGCAACCAAATTATCATAAACAAATGAGAAGTACAATGGAGCATTAGCAAATAATCCAGCATTTGGGTCAGCAGAGTTTTTTAAAGAACATAAAAAACTCTTATTAAAACTGTCTAAATATTCCTTAGAATTAAATATAGCTTTTTGTGATAAAGTTTCTTTATTGTCAGAAAAAAATGATGGTCTCATAACATTCATATCAATAGTAGTATCTTTAACTACCCGATCAAAAATAGTATATGGTGCTAATTCAATATTATCAGGTAAAATATTAGATTGAGCAACTTTAGTTGTATATAAACCAAGTCCTCCAATAATAAAAATAGATATACCTATAGTAAAAATAATACTTGATAAATAATTAGAAACAAAACCTTTAAAATCAGGGGAAGTAGTAGAAGTTCCAGATTCTTCGGCTTTTTTTTCATCAATAGAGCTTGTATCTTCAGTTGTAGACATTAGTTATAATAAATATATATTAAATTCTTGTAATTTATCTTATATTTTATTTAATATAAATAAGATAAATAATATAAACATTTAATCTGTTAATAATATAGTTGCACCATGGAAGACTTTATAGCAAAAGAATTAGATTTTAACGATGTTCTTATATTACCACAACCCAGCTCATTATCTTCAAGAAGTCAAGTTATCCTAGAAAGAACAATGGATTTTGTTAATATGACAGACCAAGATAACAGCGATGATGAAGATTATGAAGAGAAAAAATTTATTAAAAAATGGACTGGAATTCCTATTGTAGCTGCTAATATGGATACAACTGGAACATTCAAAGTATACGATTCCTTAAAAAAACATAAAATGTTAACAGCTCTAAATAAATTTTATACAGTTCAAGATTATATCAATGCTGTAAAGTCTGGTATTGAATTAGATCCTGAATATTTTATGGTAACAACTGGAATTACCGACGAAAACTTTAAAAATTTGAAAGAAATTGTATTATATACAAATTGTAAATGGATATGTATTGATGTAGCAAATGGATACATGGATTGTTTTGTTGATTTTTGTAAAAGAATTAGACAATTATATCCAGATAAAATAATTGTTGCTGGAAATGTAGTAACTCCAGAAATGGTAAATAATTTAATTTGTAAAGCAGGTGTAGATATAGTAAAAATTGGTATTGGTTCTGGTAGTGCGTGTCTAACTAGAAGACAGACTGGTGTTGGACGTCCTCAACTACATTCAGTAAAAGAATGTGCAGCAATGTGTAAAGCCTTAAGAGAAGTAGGTTACAGAGCATATATAATGTCCGATGGAGGAATTAAATATCCAGGAGATATGGCAAAGGCTTTTGGAGCAGGTGCCGACTTTGTTATGGCAGGCGGAATATTTTCTGGACATGATGAAAATCCGGGAGACATAATTGAAGAAAATGGACAACATTTCAAGATGTTTTATGGTATGAGTTCTAAACATGCAATGGAAAAATATTTTGGAAAAATGGAAACATATAGGTCATCTGAAGGTGCTGTTGTTAAGGTTCCTTACAAGGGTCCTCTAGAGAACACTGTTCAAGACTTTTTAGGAGGTTTAAGAAGCACTTGTACCTATATTGGTGCCAAATGTATTGAAGAAATGCCCGAGAGAACATATTTTGTAGCAGTTTAAAAAATGATTTATATAAACAACTTAGGTATAAAACAATAAATAATAGAAAATGGAAGCACCTTTAGAGTCAAATATCAAAGATACTATTGTTAAATCAGAAATAAAATCTGATTTAACATTAAATGATGCAAAATATGGAACATTAACAGTTACACATACCAATGTTCCATTTGGATATGATTTTATGTTAAAGTGTTGTATTACAAATTCTAATATATTACACGGTATTTGTAAGTATTGGAAATTAAATAGTGTTATGGAAGATGCTGGTGGAAATAGTGCAATTCCATCAACAGGATTTTATAGTATAGAAAGTATTATGATTTGGATTCATAATCAACATAAAAATGGTTATATGTATTTACATTTCAAAACTCAAGAGGATTATTTTGAGTTACAAAAGAAAATATTGGAAAAAGATAATTCAAAGATTAAAGAAATTACAAATCCTGTTTATAGATATTGTCCAAGAAATGGTTGGAAGCTTGTAGATCAATATGGAACAAAGAATGCTGATAAGGATATATTTGGATGCGATGATTATATTTCACAAATTGAAAAAGATATTAAAAATCACATTAAATATACGACATTCTTGAAAAGTCTTGGAGAGGTTAGAAGCATTAATTATTTATTGTACGGACCTCCTGGAACAGGTAAAACATCTATGATCAAGGCAATCGCATCTAAATTAGGTTGTAGTGTATTTATTGTGAACGCTGGGAATGTAACTATTAATAATATTAGTTCTATTCTAAGTCCAAATGTATCAGTTCAAAGCGAGTGTAAGATAAAATTATTATTGTTTGAAGATTTTGATAGATTCCTTGTTGTAGACAAGGTTGATACTGTGATGAGTCAAATTTTGAATTCACTTGATGGATTTGATGATAAAGGAGATACTGTTCGTTTCTTTACCGCAAATAATGCTGCATCAATTTTCTGTGTAGATGCTTTGATTAATAGAATGAGTGCAAAGTATAAGTTTGAATTCCCAACAATTGAAATTTTTAGAGGAAAATTGGAAAGATTTCTATCATTTCATGAAAGTTATGATAACGACAAAAAGGAAGAATTGTTACGACTAGTAGTAGAAAAGAAAGTAACTGTCCGTCCATTTGTAAACTTTGTGATTCGTTATTTATTTGATGAAAGATGTCTAGATGTGATGATAGAGAATATAAATGAATTAAAATAATTTAGATATAATGTAGATATATTAGAAAATGGAACTAGTAACAACGACAGTAATATATTCAACTTTATGTTATTTTATGGGATATTATGTAGGTGCTGATTTACATAGTTATTATAAACAAACAGTACGGCACAATGAAACAATAAATAAATTGAACTCAATAGAAAGTAGATTAAGCTCAATTGAATCAAGAATAAAATAAAATATGTATTGTATATATATGAAATTAGATTATAAATATACAATTATTTACACACTTGTTAGTTTATTTTTATTTTGGATAGTAATAAAATATGGAACAAATGTATTGAATAATTTTTGTAGTGTAAAAGAAGGATTAACTGATTTTGAAAAGTATTCACAAAAGATAGTTCCATATCCAAAAGATGCTGTAATAGACTATAATGATATAAATTCACCATTATATAGTCATACAGTTAATTTACCGATAAATGATCCAGTAAGTTGTAAAAACTTTTGTGGTCCAAAATCGCAATGTTTACTAACAAGAGAGCAATGTACATCAGATATAGATTGTTATGGTTGTAATCCAGGTCCCACTCCACAAAGCGCATGTACAACAGCGGAAGTGATGCCATATGATAATGCTGGTAAATTAAGTCAAAATTTAGGTTTACAATATAGTCCATTAACAACTGGTTATGATAATCATAATGCTGATTTTGCTCAAATATATCCAGGTTCAAAGGATGCGCAATTAACAGTGCCATATCAAGGCTTAGATATATGGACAGATTCTTTTAATAAAGGATTACAGTTATATAATAAGAAAAGAGAATCAGCTGATGAATATACAGAAGGTATTTCAAATGCGATTCCAATAGCTTCAAAAAGTAAAATGCCATATTATGAGGCAAAATATCCAATGACAGTATCATTAACGGGACAATTTTTTGAGACAACTCCACCGGCATCAAATTCATCAGTTCCAACTCAAAATTTAAATGCGTCTTTAAATTAAAAATTAAATAATATATTTTTTAATTTAAAGAAATAGTATAAAAGGGAGCGTACGGGGTGTCCCTATAATTAAGTAGCATACATTAATCCTACATTTCCACCTATAAAGTTCACAACATTAATTCTTTCTTCAAACAAATGTAAATCAAAATTATAATCATAAATTCTCCAGGTTGGTTTATTTACACCTATTATTGAACCTGTTTCCGGGTCACAAATTGTTAAACTTTGCGCCAATGGGTCTAATGGCGGAATGATTGTTGTAAATTCTAATTCAATCTGATTAAATCTACTCATATTTATTGCACCTGATGGCTGTAAATCTGAATTATTTGAATGAACACTAAAATTATAACAATATAATCCAGGAGGTGCGTTTCCAGTTGTTCTTACATATTTCTCAATAAAATCAAACACTCCTGCAGGTTGTATATTTTCTCTGTAAGAACCATCTAATAAAATTCCCATTGCAACAAGAATCATTTTTTCATTTTGAGGATTATATGTTTGATTAATAACGAGTCCAGTTAGTGTTCCATCTGGATTTACACCTGGTCCTATCTCTACTGGAGTTAATACATTATTAATTGTTCTATAAATTGTATATGGTCCAGTTGTAGGTGCTTGTATAACATTCAATGGTAAATAATTATAGGGCCAATTAGTATAATTTGACCACTCATTACGTAAATTAGCATCACTTCGTTGAAAATAAAATAACCAATTTGAAACCATACCTAATGAATCTAATTCTATTTTATTTGGTCCAGTTACATTTGTAAAAATTCTTTCATGAACCTGTTTAATTAAATATTTTTGCTCTTGAAGTGCAAATAATCTCTCTTCATCGTTTGATAGAAAACAATATGTACAATTTAAATGAATATCTGCGTTCCATAATGTTCTTTGGTCAGAATATGAATCAATATCAATTGATACATCTGGTGGTGGTTGTAAAAAACGAAAAAATTGCATATACCATAAATTAAAGTTAGGAGAAACGTACGGATAATTATTAGTTGCATCAAACACATCACGTATAACACATAATTGATTTATTGGTCTGAATGTAACATTTATATGTAATTCATTATATTGTAAGGATGTTAATGGAAATGCCATCTGTGATTTTAATCCAAACCAATTATTTAATGGTATGTATAAAATGCGTCCTCGTATAGATGGTTCTGGTCCGGCTAAATCTCCAGTGTAATAAGCATTTGGATATGAGTTAACACGAGAATTAGCATTAGCTGGGTCAACTAATTCCGGAACTTGTCCAATCATTCTATTAAACAAATCACGTTTGCTACCATTATAATCACGTTGAACTACAGCTAATAAATAATCTCCAGAATATTCTTGTAGTGTATAATTACCACATGTAATACTAATTTTTGCTATCATTTTGGCTCCAATATTTTCTATCCACTTAAATTCATAAGGTGCCCATTGTTCAATATTTCCTAGACCTTGAGAAGTTGTTTGTTCTGTAATTTGCTGTGGTGGTAAAATTCCACTCCAAATATTTGGTAGTGCTACAGATAAATAGCAATCCATTAAAAGATCAGCATAACGTTTCACTTTAAATGTAAATGTAGACTCCTCTGAAAGACGTAAAGTTTTTGACCCTTCATAATCTAATCTGAACTTCTGTAAACCAAAATTTGTGTATTGATGATAAGTTGCTTTAAAAAAAGATTTTGTTGGATTTCCGTTGAGTACTATATTCTGTTGCCCCTGACTAACTAATTGCATCAAGCCGCCTGCCATATTTTTATAATATATAATAATATATTTAATTCTTTATTCGTCATAATATAATTTTATGATTTCTAATAGTTCATTATTTTCATTATTTTCAATTCTTTTTATTTGTTTGTTAATTTCTTCTTTTAATACAGGTAATCTTGTATATACCATAGGATTTACATTTTTACCATCTTTATTCTTAAATTTATCTGGATTAAAACGAATAAAAATAAATTTTCCTCCGTGTAACATATATAAGTCATCATAACGAATTTCCTCATCAGATTCATTATAGCTTTTGTGTTGGTTTTCATCAGTTTCGACACATAGCAATGTATTTCCAATAAGTTTACGATGATCTATTCTTCGTTTATTAGAACAATCACAATTTCCTGACCATAAAGGTTTATCATGTTGAAATCCATCAAAATTTATATTAATAAAATCTCTTACAGCAATTTCTTTTGTTTTTGAGCGTATTTGTAATGTTAAAGGATCATTTGGAAATAGTTGTTGGTAACAAGGAGCACAATATCCTTTATATTTAGAATTAGCAAGAGTTCCTAAACAATAGTTTGCTTTACACTTTTTGTCTGTTAAATTAACTATTTTATCAAGTTTATGAATAACGCAATGAGTAGGAATATTGATATCTATATAACCATTAGTTGCTCTGGTATAGCAATTTGTAAAGGAGCACATTTTATGTGTTACGTCTATCATATCTTGTAATTTATGTTTTACACAGTAAACTCCTTTTTTTTCAGACTTAAAATTATAATTTGGTCTTATGTTGCAATTAATTTCTAAACATTTTAAGTGTTTAATATCAATCATATTATCAAGTTTATGAACGTTGCAATATATTGGAGTTTTTTCATTAAAATAATTGTAAGTTGGAATTGTTGTACATCTATCAAATATACATTTATTGACAACAATATTAACCATACCATTTATTTTATGTTGTCCACAGTATATAGGGTTCTTTTCATTTATATAATTATAATGTGGAAGCTTTTTACAATCTTTAAATTTACAAAATTTCCCTCTTACTAATATCATATTTTCTTCTTTATGTTCAACACAATATTTAGCAGATTGTCCGTCAAAATTATAAGAAGATATTTTTGAACAAGTTTGATTATTACACAATTGACTAACTAATCTATACTCTCCTTTATGTTCTTTACATCTTAATGGTTTTCCAAAAAATTCTCCATAGTTGGCATATTTACGACAGTTTTCGTGTTCACAAATTTTGGGCATTATATTATATATAAATATATTTCTAAGTAATTTTACTCCCCACTTTTATTTTTAAGGAGTAATAATTAATACCATATTTTACTAATAATTTATTATTTTTATTTATATAATATAATATGGATTCTACTCAAAATGTAGCAACTAATGTTATGAAATCATTTTCTGACTTAAAAAAACCAATGGCTGTAGTATTAATTGTTAGTGTTATGCTAATTTTAATCATATTAGGATTTCTAGTTTACTTTTATTATACTAGTAAAAAAGGTAAAAATTGTAAATCTATGGATTCTATTTATGGAGATTTAAATGGTAAAATTAAATCAATAGATAATAGCGACCAATTTAATTATACTTTTAAAGATTATTATATTAAGACTGCATATAATTGTTGTAGCGGAGGTAACTATAAAAATGATTATGTTGATTTATGTGTTATGAAAGATTTGTTAAAACAAGGAGTTAGAGGTCTTGATTTTGAAATTTTTTCTATTGATGACCAACCTGTTGTAGCAACTTCTACTAGTGACAGTTATTACGTAAAAGAAACATTTAATTACATAAATTTTGTTGATATTATGAATGTTATTCGTGATTATGCTTTTTCTACTTCAACAGCTCCTAATTCTTTAGATCCTATAATTGTTCATCTTCGTATTAAAAGCACAAATCAAACTATGTATCAAAATTTTGCTAAACTTTTGGAAACATATGATTCTATTTTATTAAGTAAAGATTATGACTCTGAATATTATGGTAAAAACTTTGGTGATGTGGAATTAAAAAAATTAATGGGAAAAGTTGTTATTATTGTTGATAGAAGTAATATTGCATTTTTAGAAACTCCTGAGTTTTACAAATTTATTAATATGACAAGTAATTCTGTGTTTATGCGAGCATTACATTATTACGATATTAAATACACACCAGATATGAATGAACTCATTGATTTTAATAAACAAAATATGACAATTGGAATGCCAGATAAAGGCGCAAATCCAGATAATCCTAGTTCAATTGTTATGAGAGAAATTGGATGTCAACTTTTAGGAATGAGATATCAAAAAATAGATACTAACATTGAGGAAAATGATATATTCTTTGATGAAAATGGTTATGCGTTCGTTTTGAAACCTGAAAAACTACGTTATATTCCTATTACTATTCCATTACCTCCTCCACAAAATCCAGAATTGGCATATGCCCCAAGAACTGTACAATCAGATTTCTATAAATTTAATATTTAAACTAATAATTAAATGATTTCATATTATATTTTTTATGTAATTATAGTATGAAAGAAATATGTGATAAAAAAATGACATTTAATGATTGTGAATTAGCTATATTAAGAGCTGCAGTTGATAAAGCAGAAGAAAGACAAGGCAGAAAAACCGCTAATTCAGCTGAAATTAAACGTATTATTGGAATTGTTGAAAATTTTTTAAGAAAAAAGCAATTAATTTGTTATGGCGGAACTGCAATTAATAATATATTACCAAAACAAGACCAGTTTTATAATAAAGATGTTGAAATACCTGATTATGATTTTTACAGTTCAAACGCATTAAATGACGCTAAAGAATTAGTTGATTTATATGTTGCTAATGGGTTTCAAGAAGTTGAAGGAAAATCAGGACAACATCATGGAACTTATAAAGTTTTTGTAAATTTTATTCCAGTAGCCGATATAACTTTTATTCCAAAAGAGTTATTTAATGCTATTAAAAAAGAAGCAGTTAAGGTTGCTGGTATTCTATATTCACCCCCAAATTTATTACGTATGAATATGTTTTTAGAATTATCACGACCTGCTGGAGATACTACTCGTTGGGAAAAAGTGTTAAAAAGATTAACATTATTAAATAAAAATTATCCTTTATCAGCAAAACAATGTGCAACAGTAGAATTTCAACGTCAAATGGCTGATTCAGAATATGCTGATAATATATATGAAAATGTTCAACGAACTTTAATTGATCAAGGAGTTGTATTTTTTGGCGGTTATGCTTTATCTATGTACTCACAATACATGCCTAAAAATTTAAGACATAAATTAGAAAAAATACCTGATTTTGATGTACTTTCTGAAGAACCTATGCTTACCGCTCAAATTGTCAAAGAAAGATTAGCTGATATTAATGTTAAAAATATTAAAATTATAAAACGTCCTGGTGTTGGTGAAGTAATTGCTCCACATTATGAAATTAAAGTTGGAAAAGATACTATTGCGTTTATTTATCAACCATTAGCATGTCATAGTTATAATGTCGTAAAAGATGGCGGTTACGACGTTAAAATTGCTACTATTGATACTATGCTTAGTTTTTGGTTAGCATTTTTATATGCTAATCGCCCATATTATGATAAAGATCGTATTTTATGTATGGCTAAATATTTATTTGATGTTCAAGAAAAAAATAGATTGGCTCAAAAAGGTTTGTTACGACGTTTTAGTATTAACTGTATGGGTCATCAAGAAACTGTTGAAGAAATGCGCGCAGAAAAAGCTGAAAAATTTAATGAACTCAAAGACAATAAAAAAAGTGAAGAATATCAGGAATGGTTTTTAAGATATAGACCAAGTGATAAAAAAGAACAATCTTCAACAGATATACCAAAGAAAACTAGACGCAATAAAAAGAAAAAGAGTCAAACTAGAAAACGAAAAGGAATTTTCTTTTAAATATGTTCATTTCTCATTAATCTTTCAATAAACCTTTCTTTATCATTATCTGAATTCATATAAATGTTAATTATTTCCGCTGGAGAATAAAAATTATCATTTATTTTATTTAAATTTTCTTCTTCTAATTCTTGTCCAAATAAATGATTATAAATATCTTTTATAATTTGATGTGACGCATATGATAATTCCAAAGTAATATCTATTCTCCCTGGTCTAGTTAATGCTGGGTCTAAATCATAATAATGATTTGAAGAAATAACCATAATTCTACCAGGAGTTTCACGAATGCCATCCCATAGATTCAAAATATCATCTAATGTAATTGGTTCTTCATCTACTGGAACCTTTGGATATTCGCACATTTTTTCGGTCGCTTTTTCTGTAGCAACAATAGTCTCCAATAAATCACCTACATTGATTTTAGAACTGGTTGATAATTCGTCAAAATTCAGTTTCTTACCAAATCCAGTCATTGATTTATTTTTCTTCTTTTCTCTATCCATCACAATATCTCCAATACAATCAATATCTTCAAATACAATAATTTTTTTATCAAATCCAATACTTCCCTTCTTATTATCTGTATTATATCGTTCTTCAAAGAATATACTATCTAATTGTTTTTTTGTTTTTATAATTTTCAATGATATAACTACAATATGACGATTAGTATAATTTCCAATAGCTTTAATTAATGATGTTTTACCTGTTCCAGGAGGTCCATGCATACCAATACCTAATGAATAGGGGATTCCCTTATCATAAAACCAATCTTTATTCTTCAAAAAGAAATCTAGTTTTTTTATAATGTCATCCTTCCCTTTAAAAAATATATTTGAAAATGTTCTAGTGCTTAAAAATTGTACTTCATCCCATATTTCACATTTATGATTTTCATATTTTACTTTTGTTAATGTATAAATAAATTTTTTATTCTCTCTAAGATCTTCAATTGATGATAAATATTTCTGTGTCAAATCTTCTACAAAATTTTTTATAGTATTTACATCACTCTTATAAGAAAAAAGCTGAATCATAATTTTCTCTATTCTACTTGAAGATTTACTGTCCTTACTATCATGTTTTTTATTTTCCTGTTCTTGAGTTTCACTATTAATTGATGTATATGCATAAATTTCAAGTTTTTCTGATATAATAAACTTTTCCTCTTGAGTAACCATATAAATACCCAAATCTCTTTTATCACTTTTACAATAATTTGATGGATTTTCAAAAGAAAATTCTTTGATGGTTTTAATAGTTTCATTATCTCCTACGTTTGCAATAACATGTAACCATAATGCTTTGAATCTATCACTAAATGAATTAGTTTGGTTTAATCTGCTATCATAAAAATTAGTTGACAAAGCTATTTTACCTTCGTATTCAACAACATACTTTTTTTTAAACCAACTAGTATAATCAAAATTAATATCTTTTATTAAATCAATAAAATCAACTAGATAATTATTCAAATATTGAAATAAAAATGTTATACATGACAGAATTAATGTAGTTAAAATTGCATCTAAAATGGGGTCACCTGTTTTTAACTTGTCAAATAAAACCATATTAAATACACTTCCTGTCATCATTTTTAATTGTAAGTCTAAATTTCCTACCCCGATCATTTATTTTGTTCTAGTATAATTGATAACATTATATTTAAGCTAATTAATTATATTATTTTTACCCAATAACTTATGAAAATAATATTGTATAAAATTTATAATTTATAAAAATTACTACTAATAACATAAAATAAGACTATACCAGTTATTTCAATAAAAATATGGTAAGGAAAATGTTCGTAAAATGTTAACATTTTTTGACAATTATATTTTTCATTCAAAAATAATATTATTATAATACCTATTAAACTTATTATTTGATATACGCAAGTCTTAATAAAATTAGGAAGTAATGGGAAGTAATACAACAATAATGAAACAAAAATAGTAGATTGACTTACAAAATAATAAACTAAATTTAAATTCAAAAAAGCATATATATCAAAACATATCAATAAAAATAAATAAATCAAAAATGGATAACTAAGATATTGATGTGTATAATTATAACATAAATTAAAAAACGAAAAATTTATAAAATATGTAATAGAATGGGTTATATTTGTTTGAACCGGGCCATAAATATGAACTATATGAGAAAATAAATGAAATAATTCAAAACATAATATAGAAAATAAAAAGGCAAATGTATATTTTGTTTTAGTTTTCAACAAAAAATAGAATATAATTAAACAATTTATGAGATTAAATAATGATGAATAAGGTTGTGCTATACCATTTTTATTTGGTTTTTCACAAGTGTCAAATGGAAATGTATATTCATTCATATATTATACATATATTTTCTATAAAACAAATCATTTTAAATGATAAAAAGTTGTAAAATATATTTATATTTTTAATCCAAGACCTACTTTTAAGTAATGTAAAAAATTTTTTCTATTTTTTAATCTACAAATATCTGTATCACTTACTACATCAATCCAAGTTAAATCTCTATTTTTTTTAATTGTATCATGAATTTCTCCTCCATAAGAAATAAATCCAATAACTAACAATCCTATTATAACATAATAAATGATTGTTTCAACTTTGTTTATAAGTTTAAAGTTATCATCATGTACTTTAAACAATCTTATTTTATATGGCCAATTAAATGTTATCCAATATTTATTAGAGTTGTATATATCTTGATCAATAGGGTTATTTATATCTGTACCTCTGTCTAAATAAAAATCTTTATTCAATTCTAAAAAATAAATAACAAAAATTAGTAATAAAACTAAAGCAGAAATTCTCATATCTAAACGCATAACAACTAAAAATCCTATAAAATAGAAGATTGAATAAATAAATTTTTCAATTGGAGGCGTAAATTCTAATTTACCAGTATCAGAAACAAGTGTTACTAAAAAATAAAATAACAAAAAGGATATTACAAGTTGTAACCATTTATTTTCTTGTATATATTTTATTTGAAAACATGTAAAAATACTAGTTCCAACATAGTTTCCAACTAACAATAAATAAAAAATAGCAAATGATTTAATTAAATCAGCTTGATTTTGTGAAATTTCATTTATTAAAGTATCTAACATATAATAACTATATATTTTTAAAATTTACTAAAATTTTTTACTGTTTTTGATAACGAATAATAAATAAATCCAAATAAAGCGCATGTAAAAATTAGTCCATTAAAATTATAGTTACCATCGGTATTACAGAAGAATGGTAAGTATTTAAAAACAGTTTTCTTAAAAAACGGTAATTGAAATAAAAAATATAAAACTGCTAATAATAATGGTGCTTGTAATTCATCATATAATGAGTCTAATGAATTTTGATTCTTTTCAGCTCTGTAATAATCATTAATATTATCAGAATTCATATCATTTATATAATCTCTCTGTTGTTGAGATGGTTGAGGTATGTAATTAGGTTGTATCTGTACATCATTTGTTAGTTGTTCAGTTTGTAATGGAATATCTCTACTTGGTAATTGTGTTGCTCCAGCTAAACTGGCTTGTTGTAATCCATTTACAATTTGGCTTATTGTACTTTGATCAAGAGTTAATTGAGAATTTGGTTGTTGACCCTGAGGAGGAATGATGGTATTTTGTCCAGTTTCATTTATAACTAAACTAATGTTTCCTCCAATTGAACCTCCAGCTGAAGCATCTGTTGGTAAATCATTTATACTTGTTGTATTAATTTCGGACATATTATATTATCTAAAGATTCGTCTATTTTAATATTTACGCAATTTTAACTGTATTTTTATTGTTAGTACAACTTATTGAATTTTTTTCAAATTTATAACATTTTTCATTGAACTTGTATGTTTGGTCATCTATTTCTTCCATTGGAGGTGATGAAATTACTCTACATTGTCTTCCTTTACAAACTGCTCTAAAAAATGTTGCTAAACCAATACCTAATATTATTGACATTATTATTTTACCAGTTTGACTATGAACAAATTTATCTAGATACATTTATATTATGTTAGTATAAAATAATAATAATATAAATTATTTTTGAACTGGTATTGTTTTAATAGATAGAGGATTTATAGGACATTGTGTTTCAACTGGTTTAAATTCAAAACATTGATTTGCAATATCTTTATATTGTGTCTTCGCATAATTTTGTGGACTGGGATAGATATATATTGTTTTTGATTCAGGACCAATAATATAAACACAAAATAATCCGATTGCAAAACTTATTAAAAATATTGGTAATGATATATAATTACTTAGCATATATAATTTATAAATATTTTTTATTTAAAAATAGGCTCTTTCAAAATTTACTTCTTTTGCTAATATTGATGTTAATGTATCTTTGAGCATATTATAATTTTTAACTCCATCTTTTACACTATAAAGTGTTAATAATGTGTTTTGATAAGATTTATCTAATCTATTAAATAATCTATTAACTATTTCAGAACCAAAATCATATTTACCATCATCACCTAGAACTGGAGGTAATTGTGTTTGTTTTGGTAAAAATAATTCACATGGTTTACCTTGTTTTTTTAACTTAATACAATTATTCATATAATCTTCTAACCAATCATGGTCTTGAATTAATAAATCTTTGACTCTAGTTGGTACACGTTCCCATAATTTATCATATACTTCATTATTCCATGTCACATTACCAGATTCGTCAAATATTGGTTTAATATTTTCAACATCGCCATATTTATTTTCCATTATTGGAATAATTTGTTTAATAATTTCTTCTCCAGGTTCAATAATTTCTTCTTCTTCGTCTTCTAATACAAGATCAGCAACAGGTTTTATTTTTCTAGTTTTATTTTTAGGTTTTGAAACAATATCTTCTTTTCTTGTTTTCTGTTTTTCTTTTCTAACACCTCTAATAAATTTAACTACTTTATCATCTTGTTTATAAAAGAATTCAGAATTTTCTATTGAATTTGGCAACTGAATTAATTTATATATATTACTAGATTCGTCAAATTCAATCATACTAACATCATACTTTAATATTTGTATTTCTTTTAGTTTTGGTATCATTTCATTTATATAAAATGTAATAGCTTGATTCATTATTAATTCATTATTAGTATCATCAAAATCTTTAACCATTTGTTTAAATGGAAGTATAAATCCTTTTCCAAACTCATCAATAGTTTGTTTTAATAATATCGCTTTTTCCGGATTTTCATTTCTAAGTATATTAGTTTCAATAACAAATCCTGTATTTTCTGTTTCAAGTTTAAGGTCTTCTGTTAGAACATTAAATATATTTACAACATTTTTTTTTAAAAAAAGTGTATTATTCTTTTCTTTTATGATGTTTAATTTAGTTTTTTCAATTTCATTTAATCCTTCATTTATAAGTTTATTCATAGGTTCTCTGACAGAGTAATTAATTTGAATATCTAATGGACAAGGGTCTTGTACATCGCCACATTTAGCTTTAAAAATTTTTATGTTATCTTTAAAATCAAGTTTAACACTAAATAAAGTTCCTACATTTCTCTTACAATTAACACATTCATGTTTTGGTAACTTAGAAAATTCAACTCTCTTTTCTCTTTTAGATTTGTTGCTTCTAATTATTTGTTTAATATATTTTTCATAATATCCAGATTGATATTTATCTTTTAATCTATAAAATTCATTAATTGCTTCAATAGGTGTAAGTGTAGTTTGTTCAGTCATTATAGAATATACCTATATATTTATTCTATTTTCTTTTTGCTTCGCTAAAACAAAATTTGTATTTATGTTATTTAAGTTTATTGATAGGAGTATCGTTAATAATATCAAATTCATTTTCCCAATGAGGTAATCCTGTTATTAATTCTTGTTGAGCTCTGATTTTAGCGTCTTGAAAATTTTTAATTTTAGATAATATATAATGTTTTTTTAAAGTATCTTTTTGTTCAATTTCTTCAGGTGTTAGTTTACCCTTGTATTTATAGAGCAGTAAAATTCCTAAAACAATAAAAAATGAAACTAACAATCCAATATTAAAGATCATATTTTGATGTTGTTCTTTAAATTTATGACATTGTTTAAGAGTTTCATTAATAAAATATTTGACTCCAGGTTCTGTTAACATAGGTCTATTTATTCCAAATGTATCCATTAATAAATACCTTTAAAAAACAAAAAAAAATTATACCAATTTACTATATGGATATCTCTTTTCAATCATTGTTATTTTTTATTATAATAACTATAATATATTTTGCATTTCCAAGTATCGGTAAACCGCAACTAACAATAGACGATTTATCGGATGATGTTAAAATGAGTAATTTTAACAACAAAAATATGAAAAGTTTAGCATTTTATTTGGGCGTTGTAGTTGTTAGTCAGCTATTTTTGAATATTGGTTATTTAATGGCTAAATGTGGAGGTTCGTTAGATAAAAATATAGGTGCTGCTGCATTATTTACATTTATTCCATGGATTCTAATTTTTGGAGTTATGTTAGCGGTTTTAATTATATTTCCTGGATTTAAAGGTGCCTTTTCTGATGTAATAGGGTACTATGTTGTAGCAGGAGGTGCAAATGATATTTTTGGTCAAATATTGTTAGGAACAGATTTGAATGAAATGATAGAAAAAACAACAGATGTTAATAAAAAGAATGAACTAACAAAGGCAGCAGAAGCAATTATAAAAATATGTGGAAACAAATCAATATTGATAAATCAAATAAATCCAGATAATTTCTTAAAAATTTGGGACACATTAAAGCCATTGATGACTCCAGGTTCATATGAAAATCCAGAAATAAAAACACAATTATTAAATTTAGTAGTATTGAAAGATAATATAGGAGAAGCTTTTTGGTATGTATATACAGCAATTTTGATATCATCTATAGTGTATTATAATTTAGCTACAAGAGGATGTGTTAAAAGTGTTGACCAGATAAAAGCAGATCATGATGCTTATATACAACAGCAAGAAGCGGCAGCTGAACAAGCTAAATTAAATGACTCAACCAATTATGTGACATCATAAGTGTCGGGATATTTTCTTTAAGTTAAAATTTATATTATTTATTTTTTAACTTAAAGAACACAGCCATTAAATAATTCTAGGATATGTTAAATAATATAACACTAACACATACGTTAATATTCCTAAAACTATTGAAAATAACCACAGCGGCAATATTGTCTTATTTTTATATCCTACACCAAATTCTCTTAGTGAACCATCATTATTGTATAAAAAACTTGGTTTCATCATCTGCACAAAACCAAAGATTAAAAAAAATATAACTATTGCTACTAAAGTTGTATTATTTCTTGTAAATGCTCTTAACATATATATTATAAACTATTACTTTTTTATCAAAAAACGACGTTTTCTGAACCTTTCCTAAAGGTGGAAATTTAATCATAATCTTCCCTATCATTTAATTCATCTCCCCATGGATCACCATCATCATAATCATCTGTTGGATTCATATCCATTGCTACGTCTTCATCTATTTCTCTATCTGTTACCATTTGTTCAACAGCATCATCAAAATCCATATCATCTCCTAGTCCTTGTTTCCTTAATTTATTTTGGATTTTTGATACATTCTCAGCTATTTTTTTATCATGCTCAAAATGTTCCGGATCATATTCTTTTATACCCTTTGACATTCCTAAACTATATAATGGTCCTAATTTATGATGCTTTAATATTGTATCAACTGCTCTTGCTTCATCTGACAAATCTCTCAACTTATCAGTAAAATCATACTTTTCTGCTTCTTTTAATTTAAATACTTTATCCTCTACATCTTGATACGAAACATTTATTGTCTTTTTAGACCTCATCATTATCTGTAAGTATGAAACTACCAATTTTGCAACTTCTTGATTTAATTTCATTACATCGCCTTCAATAAATTCCTGTTCATCTTCAGTAAATCTTAATTGTTGTTCTATTAAAAAATCAGCTGAAAATAAATCTGATTCACCTTTATCTGGATTAACTAACATTCTTGTTACCATACTTGGGTCTTTAGTTAAATACATATAATCTGTCAAAACACTTAAGAAATAGTACTCATATAATAAAGTTGTTATTCGTTTATCAAACACATTGTAAACTTCTTTATCATTTATTTTTATATTTGTTAGTATTGGAGTATTTTGAGATAATAAATAAATTCCTCTACTCTTTGTCATTATTTCATTTAATACATTTCTTATCGTCATATCTCCATAAAATTTTTCTATAGGTCTATAAAAATCTGAAACCATTTCTTTTACATCATTTGCGTGATCTAATGCTAATCCCCAATATTTTGGAGGATCAATTGTTTGTATTCTTTGATTAATTATCATTGAAGGGAATACTATCACAAATAATTCTATATAACTCTTCATAAAGTTTATATAATTATACAAACCATCGTCTGAGATTTTAATATCAGCATTTCTTGTATTTTCATCAAAATTCCATGTACTTATTTTGGTTATAAAATTTGTTATATTTTTTAAATCAGCTGAATTTACCTTTGCTTTTAATCTTATGAATTCTAATAATTCTTTTCTCATTTTATCAATTGATATTTGAAGATAATCCTTTAGACCTCTCATTTCACGTGTATCTTCTTCAATTACTACATCATAATTTTCTACTAATCCTTCCAGTTTTTGTGTAAGAGCTTTTGGCACATTTTCATCATCTTCTTCGTCCAATATTAATAATACTCTCTTTAAACTATTAACACATGTCATATTTTTTTCTCCTAATGATATTTTTATCACATTATTTCTGCTAACAATTTGAAATAAACGCAAAAATTGTTCCTTTGTATAATTTCTACCATCTCTTTTTAATTTGGCTATTTTTTCTTGAATAGTATCCATTTTCTTTAAATAGTCTGGTTTATCAACACAAACTGTTGCTAATTCTTCAGATAATGGTATTGATGATTGAAATTTACATAAAACTATAAAAGCCCTATATATTGTTTCTTCGCTAAAATCATTTGATAATACTGGATAGTTTCGTTTTGTATCTATCTCTGACAACATTATTGCACTTTCAGTCAAAATTTTTATATCATGTATTAATGCACTTAGACTTAAAACTGTATTATTATATACCTCTATATTTTTGTCATCATTTATAAAATATTGAAACGATGTAACTGAAGATGTATTATTTTCATTACAACAAGCATTATCCATAAATAATTGCCCTGCTGCTTTTAATAATAAATTTTTCTTTTCAACTATCTTTTGAATTGCTTCTTGAATTGCTAATGAAAAAGCGATTATTTTTGAATTTATAACTAACAACTTTTCTAATTGTCTATGATTACCTGTATATAATTCATTTTGTAATTCTTCAGTGAAACCATCTGACACATTCTGTAAGTGATTAACATGAAACGTCTTTAGAGGTGGTAAAAAATTCAACCATTTTGACAAATCATGTTCTTCAGGTATAAAATCTTGAGGATTTACTAACAAGTATTCAGTTTTTTCTTTTATTTTTTGTTCTACCTCTCCATATGGTAATAAATATCTTACGATAAATGTCTTTACTGTTGCTACTATTTTTTCTTCACTTTTAGGTAATACATTCCAAGGAATAGTTGTTGGATCACGACTCTTTAATGCAACACACGCTACATAATTAACTGAACTATCATCACCTTCACCTTCAAAAGGAAATCCTGAAAATGAACGTACACAACCAGGAGCTGTTTTACGAGTTCTTATTGGAGGAATACTTGTCTGAATTCCTATTAAATACATACCAAGTGTTAAATACAAAATTGTTGACGCATATACAGTACCATATGATGGTAATTTCTTACCTTTCTTGGCAGCTTCTTCTTCTCTTTTTCTATATGCAGGCTCTTTTTCAATAATTTTTGTATCACTCATTAAATCTGAAACAATACGTATTATAAATTCTCTTGATTGTTCAATATCAATTCCCATATTTGTAGATAATATTGACACTATATTTGATACTATTTCACCTTCAGGACTTAATCGTTTAATACGTTTTTCTTTCTGTTTTTCTAACATAACTTCACCTACATCTTTTTCAATTATATCTCTACTTTTATCTACAAATCCCTCCTTGTAACCTTCAGAAACATCTAAATCAACATAACAAATTACTTCTCCACTATGCTCATCAACCCAAGCGTCTCCATCATCGGATACTTTACCTATTGTTCTCTTCAAATCATTTAATACATCATCGTATTTACTATTATTATTAATAAATGTAGACGCTAAAATATAATGAAATTTAGGTAACAATTTTGTGTTAGTTTCATTACAATATAACCACCATTCATTTTCCATTTCACCATCATATACATTAGGACTTAATGGATTACCTTCATAACAATATAATGAGACAAATCTTATTATGTCATTTTGACGTTTTATAAAATCATTTTGTCCCATAATTAAATCACGTAACTTTGCATATGGAGATAATTTTTTATCTTTTATTTCATCTTCTACAGACAATCCCAAATCATATTGAGTATTATTGTACTTTAATGAATTATTTTTCTTCATTTGTTGAAGTCTACTGAATAGTTCTTTAAAATATTCAAGTTTACTTGTAATCACTGTATTTAATTCTGCTTTTGAGATATCATAATTCTTATCAAACTGATCTATGATTTGTTTTAATGTATTTTGAATAATTGAATCTTTTGATACCTCAGTTGATTCGCATTTATCTTCACTTTTTTCAGCAGGATTATATACACAATTATAATCAATATTACATAATACATCATCATCTTTTATAAATAATTTGGGGTCAACTTCTTTATCTAAAACCCATGTATTATTGTTTCTAACATAATATTCCATTTCATCTATCATTTTTTCACCATCTCTTGTATCAATATTTGTTACTAACAATGCATAATCTCCTTCTCTGACTTTCTTTGCTTGGTTTACAAGTGTAGTTGCCATATATTCGGCAGAATCTTCATCCATATTGTCCTTTGTTCGTAATTTATCAGTTAAAAATACAATAAAATCTTCTGTAGACAAATTATCACGTTCTTTTTTATATTTCTCTTCAACAATTTCATAATTTGTTGTGTCAAACTCTTTATCATAATATATAGGTTTTTCATTGTCATCTAATAAAGATTCAGGTGAATAATATTTTTTAGCTATAATTAAAGAAGAGCATTTGTCACGTTGTTTATCCTTTTCAATAATTTCTTTCATACGTTCTTTATCGCTATTAAACACTTCAGATAGATTTGTTGGAAACATAAGTTGAATGTTAGTAAATGCAACAGCGGTATTATATAAATTACCATAATCAGCTACCGTTATCTGTTTTAAAAATTCTGAACCACTTATAGTCATTTCTGGATTTGAATAACCATATATATCCATTATTTCTTTGTTCATCAAATCAACATTATATGACATATTATTGCTCAGCATGTTAAATAATGGGTTTGTAAAAACATACAGAGGTTGTTGATTCATTTTTTTACCTTGATGTTTTATATATCGTAACGATGAAAATGCCATTCCATATTCTTTAAACTTTGAATTATATTCTTTTATTTTGTCATATATAAAACTGTTTATTTCTTTAAATTGAGTATATGTTAAATCAATAGGATAAATCATAAATGGTTCTAAATAATTTACAACATCTACTAACGATAAACGACCTTTAATATATTTTTTAACAAGTGAAAATAACACTCTTATTTTTGGTATGATTGTTCTCAAGAATATTTTATATATATCCAAATTTGTTAGTTCTTCTGGTTTTTCATATTCACTTAAATCCAACAAATATTGTTTAATATTATCAACAAAATTAGAATCATCATATTCTATTTCATTATCTAAACCGTCAATTGTAATTCTAGTCAAATCGGTTCTTTGTTTTAATAATTGCCAATAATTTAAAAAATGAAGATTTAAGTTTGCTCTAACTAACAAATTACTTCCTGGTAAATTTACTTGAGAAAAACGTACTGTAGGTTCAGGAAGTGTAATAATTGAGTTAATTGATATTGGATCATTTGGTGTTACTTTAACGCGATGAGCAATCAAGTTTTGTCCTTTAAAATTACTAGCTTGTAATTTTTCCAAAGCTAAATTATATCTTTGTATTATAAATCGTCTATTATTTATTTCTGAATTACCAACAATAGTAGAATATAAATCACCCAAATTATCAATAATAGCATTAATATTTGTTTCAACATTACCTTCAATAATAATTCCATTAGGCTCTGCAAATACATCATTAACTGAATCAGGATTTACTGAATAAAATGGTGTCATATATTTATCAAATGTTTGATATGTAAAACTTGAGTAACGGTTTGTTAAATTTCTACTGGCTTGGCGAGTAATATATAATGAAGACATTTCTTGTAAATCTGTATTTAAATTTAAAGTTTCATAGTCATCATATCTTTTATATTCAGCTGTTTTTGTTGTTGGATATATTTTTTTTACATTTTTTGCAACCATCATAATCCAGTATAAGTTATTTTTAAACTCAGCTAAATATTCTGCTAATGGTCTATCATCTGCAGTACGTTTAATAACACCAGTAATATTTTTATTTTGGTCAAATGTTGACGATATTTCACGCAACTGTAAAAAACGTGTAATCATAGTATGAATACTATTTAATACATTGTTAGTTCGTTTATAATTAGGAATTGTTGCAATCATTTCTTCCAATAAGTCACTTGTCTGAGTTTCAATATTATATCTATATTTGTCTTTATCAATAGCAACAAATTCTTCAACCTTTATAATATCACCAAATTCAATGTCATCCATATCAAAAAACATTCTTTGAACTTTTTCTTTTACATCTCTTTTTGGAATCTCTTCAACAACATCTTGTAACTGCTCTTCTTCTCCAATATCAACTAATTCATCAGCTGTTACTTCTTCTTTTTCAGCAATGGCTGGTCTAATTTCAAATGTTTCAATAGGTAAATCTTCTGGTATACCTTGATATGCAAAATTGATGAATATTGTATCATCATCAGTTGTTCTAACTTCAATCATATCTTCTTCAAGATTTGTAATTTTTCCTGTAATTACAGTAGGAATTTCTCCACCAAAATATATATTTACCCATGTACCAGGTAATAAGCCATTTTGTCTAGCATATCCATTTTCAGGGTTACTACTGATAACTTTAATTGATTGGATATTTCCATCACCAATCATTCCATCAGGTGATATTTGTAGAGTTGTTTTCTCAAATGTTTCACTATTTATTAATTTTATTTTTTTTGGGTCAATATATTCAATTAAAAACACATTATCATTCAGAATTTCATTTGCTGGATCTGAAATTAATATAATATCACCTAATTTCAATAAAACTTCTTCCTTAGTTTGTTCTTTAATTTCTACATCTGGTTCTTCTAATTCTTCTATTTTTTGAACATCTTCTTCAGGGTTTTCTTCAACAGAATCTGGTGTGACATTAACCACTTCCTCTCCTTCTTCTAAAACATTTGGAACAGGATTAGGGTTCTCAATGTCTTCTTGTATTTTTTCTACTTCTTCTTTTACAATTTGTTCTGACATCTTATATTTAATGTAGAAATTTTTATAAATCATTAAATCTCAAAATAATATTTATAATAATTTATTAATTTGTTAATTATGTATTATAAATTTATAAAAACTTATATTGACACTATTCTACTCTTTGATGTTGTAAGTATTCTTAAATAAAAGAATATATAATTAACTAGTTTAAAGACTATTTATAAATATAAAGTAAATATGAATAGCCAAATTACATACAATCTATCAACCATTCCTGGGTTTAAGAATATAATTGAAACTGGAGAAATGTATCCGGAGTTTGATAAATATTATACTTTGAATAATTATTCTACTAAAGCAAATGAAAAATATACTATTATTAGATATAGTAAAGAATTTCTTCGTCCTGATCTAATTAGTACATATGGCTTATTACGTTCTGTAATTTTGTCTGGGCCAAAAGTAGTATCTTTTGCTCCTCCCAAATCATTATCTGGTGAAAATTTCATGTTAAAATATCCTACAAAGACTGATAATATTATTGCTGAGGAATTTATTGAAGGAACAATGATAAATGTATTTTTTGACCCAACTTATGGTGCGAGTGGTTGCTGGCAAATTGCTACACGTAATACAGTTGGTGCAGATGTATCATTTTATAAGTGGTCAAATATGACATTTAATCAAATGTTTTTTGAAGCGTGTATTAGTAATAATTTTAATATTCAAACATTGAATCCAAGATATTGTTATAGTTTTGTTTTACAACATCCTGCAAATAGAATTGTAGTTCCTTTTAAGAAACCTCAATTATATTTAGTAGCAGTTTATGAGATTATTCAAAGAAATGATGATGTAAGTGTAGTTGAACAAGATTTATCTGAGGTAAGAGCTGGAGGATTATGGCATTTAACTGGAGTAAAATTTGCTGATAAATATGATGCTCCATTCAAAACATATACAGAATTAATTGACAAGTTTGCTTCTGGAAATACTCCATATGATGTAATGGGAATTATAGTAAGAAACACAGAAACAGGAGAAAGAACTAAATTCAGAAATCCAATTTATGAAGAAGTAAGACACTTAAGAGGAAATCAACCCAAACTACAATATCAATATTTATGTTTGAGACATTCAGGAAAATTACCAGAATTTTTGAAGTATTATCCTGAAACCAAAGAAGAAATGTCAAAATTTAGAGATCAAGTACATATGTTTACAGAAAATCTTCATAAGAATTATATTTCTTGTTATGTTAAGAAAGAGAAGCCTCTAAGAGAATATTCTGACCAATTTAGAACACATATGTTTAAGCTACATGAACATTTTATTAATGAGTTAAGACCAAAGGGTTTATATGTAACAAATACAGAAGTAATTAAATATGTTAATAATTTACATCCATCATTGTTAATGTATTGTTTAAATTTTAACATGAGAAAAAGAATGGTAGATACAATTAAAACTCAACCTATTATGTAATATTCATATCAAAAATAATATATATTTTATATAAAAAAAATAATATATATTATTTACAATTTACAAAAGTTAATAATTAACAATCAGGTCTAGTTCCATCAAAACATCCCTGTACTCCTTTAATTTTTTTAAAAGCTTCATCAATTACGGCAATCAACATTGTCTTAACAGTTGATATACCCTTTGTATTATCTTCTAGTGATATTCTTAATATACTATCACTGTCATGTGGGTGAATCTTTTTGAAGCCAACATAATTAATTTGTTTGAATTCTGTGTAAAATATTTTATATAATTCATAATTTAAAATGTTGCCAATTGTATAATCTTCGTTTACTAATGTTACATCATAACAATTTTCTAATATATTATCTGAATGTTTGATTTCTACTTCATCTGATTCAATTAATCGTTTTAAATCATCAAATTTTCTCAATAAAATCTTACATGATTCAATAATAATTTTATCATTACTGTAAATTCCAAGTGATTCTATAACGAAATCAAAACTATTTTTTAGTACATATCGCATACCTTCTAATAGTTTCCAATTAGCTGCTTCAAATTTAATCTCAACTTCTTTTTTCCCTTCATCCTTCCATTTTTGTTTACGAATTTCTAATTGTTCTTCAATTTTTTCAAAATCTGGTGTACAACCATAAGAACAAGTTCCTGTGATATTGAACATACTATCATCACGAGCAGTTCCAACACTAAACTTACATGTTAATTTTATTCTTTCTCCAGGAATTTCATCCGAAATCTTTGGTCTTAGACGAAGAAAGTCAATGAAATATTCACCGCTACCATTTGGAGGGATGAATGGAGGAAATATTTTTTTAACTTCGCTATCTTCTAAATACTTGTTTGATACCGTATTTAAAACCTTAAAATCCCTTGTGGTTACGATCATAGTTGTATCAGTTTTATTTTCAACATCCAAATCAAGAAGTAAATTATCTATTGAATGTTTATCAGTATCTAAATAATCTATATGAATAGGAATGCAACTTAAACGTTGTTTTACTATTTCATTATTTAGACGGGAAGTATTGATACTAATTATTGCATTATTCTCTTCATAGGGAGTTGTCTTAAAAACAACAATTGGAATATCTGATAATATTGTTCGTCTTATACCATTCACATAACTAACATCAATGTTAGATATAGTGAAAGTCATTTTTCCATCCTCTTCCTTTAAATTAGCGATCTTTGACGTCATTCTATCTATATATAATTGTATATTTAATATTGTATTTAATATATTTCAATTTTTTCATAAAATTTGAAATTATCTTAATTAGTTAAAAATTCATAGGAAAAAACTTAAGGTATTTTAAATGAGCAGTATTTTATACTATAGCAATTTTTGTGAACCCTCAAAAAAATTATTACAAACCGTTAGCAAAACGCAAAATGTAAATAATATTCATTTTGTGTGTATTGATAAACGTGTTAAGGATGCCAATGGAAAAATTTATATTATTTTACAAACAGGTCAGAAATTACTTATGCCAGAAAATGTAACGCGAGTACCGGCTCTTTTATTATTAAATCAAAATTATAAAGTTATTTATGGAGATGATATATATAAACATTTAAGACCTCAAGTAGCACAAGAAATTAAACAAGCTACTCAAAATAATATGGAACCTATGAATTTTCAAGATGGCTTTGGAACATTTGGTGGATTTAGCGGAAGTGGAATTGTATCAGATAATTTTAGCTTTTTAGACCAATCTGACACCGAATTAAGTGTTAAAGGTAACGGTGGATTAAGACAAATGCATAATTATGTAACATTAAATGATTCTACCAATTTATCTATGAAATTACCACAAGATGATTTTGATTATAAAACAGATAAAATTAAGGAGGGAGAGATGAGCGTAGAAGCTTTACAGCGAAGAAGAGATGAAGAGATAGCAAATATAAGTTATAAATAAGTATTTAAAATACTTATTATAATAATATATTATGGAATTTCCTCTACCAGAAAAATCTTCAATTACTGTTTATAGTAAAAGCGGTTGTATGAATTGTATCAAAGTTAAAAATGTATTAAAGCAAAAAAATGCAGCATTTAATGTCATTGATTGCGATGAATTTATTTTGGAGAATAAGGAAGAATTCTTAGCATTTATACAAAGTCTAATTGGTACTGAATATAAAATATTTCCTATGGTTTTTGACAACAACAAATTTATTGGAGGATATAATGAAACAGTCAAATATTTAGATGAATTATTGGATTTTGATATTTCATTTTAATAACTTTGTTAAATAATATTTTGCGTAAAATATCATTTAAAGAAAAAAACATATTTAAAATAGAAACAACATGACTACTAACTTAGTTACAGTTTTTAATGACCATTTTTCCGAATTTGTAAATGATGTTCACAGTGTTTTTCCAGATGATGCTGATATTTTAACAGCAAAAACTGCTCTTCTAGCTATTAGAAAAGCTAATCCTAAATTGTTAGTTAGAATTTGGATTAAATATGTTTATAATCCTTATAAAGAACAAATTGAAGCAGGTGATATTAATTTCTTTTTAACAAAGGATTATTCAAATGATTTGGCTAGAAATGATAACGCCGACAAAATTATGGAGTCTATTGATCGCCTAAGAAAACCGGTTAAAGATATGTCTCCTGAAAATCAAGCAAAGACCATGAAATATATTCAAAATTTATCTAAGCTTGCTGTTTTAATTCCACAATAAATTTATTATATTTTAAAAAAAATTGAAATCAAAATATAATATAAAAAACTTAACATATTATTATACACAATGGCTACTACTGAAGAATCAAGCATGTTCCAGTTCTATTTTAAGATTCCCTTTACGGAAATCACAACTGTTGTTGAAATACAAAAATGTTTAACTACAAATGAATTTTTGGAATATGTAAATGTTGAAGTACGTAATAACTTGAATATTAATTCAAAATATGATGTTGAGGTTGTGGACGCAGGTAAGCCAGATGGAGAATTAGCGCCTTGTATGGAACCGAGATATGATGAAACTTTGCTACAAAGGTATGGTAATGTTAAAACAATTATTGCTTGTTATGCTCGCCCTATTCATCCAATTACAAGAGAATTTGTGCGTCGGGATAATTATTTTGAATAAAATTTATCGTTTGTAATTTAATTAATATTTAACTTTTTTTGGCAGCATATATGGTCACAAATTATTAGTATTAAATACACTATTAAAATGTAAGCATAAATGGTCACAAAGTTAGAATCAAAATATTGCCGAAAATTTCAATCACAAAAATTTTTCAAAAAGTCAATTAGGTTTTCGAAAATGGACAAAAAAAAATGTCCAAAATTGAAAATCCCAAAAAAGTTTTGAAAAAGACCCTCTTTCTTGAGGTTTCTGACGATAATGCTCTAAAAATCAAAAAAATGTTGAAAAAAAAGTGTGACGATAAATTTTTATATATTTTGTGAAAACTATTTAGGCATTTTTTCTATTTCCAATATATGGAAATATTTTCGCCAAAAAAAATGCCAAAAAATGCTGATTTTTATTGTCAATATTGTGATTTCAGATGCTGTAAACCAAGTAATTATGAAAAACACACTCAGACGAAAAAACATATGTATCGTGTCAATGGAAATTTTGTCAATGAAATGGAAACAAAAAAAGGCGCCGAATACGAGTGTACATGTGGAAAAAAATACACCTCTAACTCGGGATTATGGAAACATAAGAAAAGTTGTAAACAAGAAAAATGTGACGAAACTTTTACAACAATGGATCAACTACCAAAAGACTTCAAAATAACTCCCCAGATGTTTTATGATTTGCTTAAACAAAATAATGAATTACAAAAAAGCCTTATAGCTATTGCAAAAGACAAAGGACCAACAAATATTACGAATTGTGGAAACAATAATAATAATAAAACATTCAATTTACAGATATATTTAAACGAAACATGTAAAGATGCTTTGAATATTACCGACTTCGTAAATCAAATACAACTAACAATTAATGATTTAGAAGAAACAGGAAAATTAGGATATGCTGAAGGAATAAGTAGAGTTTTTCTAAAAAATTTGAATGGAATGGATTCCACATCTAGACCAATACATTGTAGTGATTCTAAAAGAGAAACACTTTATATAAAAGATGCAGATAAATGGCACAAAGAAGAAGATAATAAACCTTTACTAACAAAAGCTATTAAACAAGTTGCTAATAAAAATATTAAACAAATAACTGAATGGCAAAAACTTCACCCAGAATATAATAATCCAGAATCAAAACAAAACGACAAATACATGCAAATTGTTTTAAATTCAATGTCAGGTTCAACAAAAGAAGAAGCAGAGAAAAACTATGAAAAAATCATAAAAAATGTCGTTAAAGAAACTGTAATTGATAAAAATAATTGTTTATAAAAAATAATATATTTAAATTAGTTTGATTTAAATATATTTCTTTTACTAAGTTTATAGTAATGTCCGAAAAAGCAAAATCTGTAGAAGACTTAAACCCACCAGAAGAGTTTTATAAGATTATTAATGATTTCACATCTGATATTTTAATTACTTTCCCCGAATATTCGGGTATTATATCTAGATGGTGGAATAGACCATCAGATAATATAGAAGAATCCCAAAAGAAAGAAACTTTGTTTGTATTTAGACATTGTGTTAACAGATTTCCTGAACGTTTTTTTGATGTCTTATACAAAAATAATGAAATTTTTAAAGATGAATCAGAAATTAATACAGAATTTTTACCGGGAATTGTGTTTAAGCAACTTTGGAATCTTGACATAAGTGATAAGACAAAAGAAACTATTTGGAAATACTTACAATTAATCCTATTTTCTGTTATTGGCTCTGTACATAGTAGTTCTGATTTAGGTGATACAGCCAAATTATTTGAAGCCATTAATGAAGAAGAACTTAAGAAGAAATTAGAAGAAACATTGGAAGGAATGCAAAATTTATTTGATGCAAGTGGTTCTCCATTAGATGGAATGGATGCTTCATTTAGTGGTATTAATATGGAGAATATGCCAAATGCACAAGACATTCATGAACATATTAATTCAATGATGGGAGGAAAATTAGGAAAATTAGCAATGGAGTTAGCAGAAGAGACAGCAAAAGATTTGAATTTAGATATGGAGAACACTGGAGACACAAAGGATGTTTTTCAAAAATTATTCAAAAATCCTGGAAAGATGATGAATATGGTTAAAAATATTGGAAGCAAAATAGATGAGAAAATCAAATCAGGAGAAATTAAAGAATCAGAATTAATGGAAGAAGGAATGGAATTACTCAATAAAATGAAAAACATGCCAGGAATGGGTGATATGCAAAAAATGTTTTCACAAATGGGTATTCCAGGTTTAGGCAAAGGTGCTAAAATCAATATGGGAGCAATGGAAGCTCAATTAAATAGAAATATGAAGAGTGCTAAGATGAAAGAAAGAATTAGAGCTAAGGCTGAAGCAAATGCTAGAGCTAAAGAGCAATCATCAACCGCATTTTGTAATATGTCAGATACAAAACCTCAAATGACAGAAGAAGAGATTTTGAAGATCTTTAGTACTGGAGAAAAGGTAGAAAAAACTCCAAGAGGAGCAAAACCACCAGAATCAAATGCTTCTGGAAAGAAGAAGAAGAAGGGAAAGAAATAATTTAATTAATTTTCATATGAATTATAGCATAGTTAGAAATTTGACAATAGTTACATAAATCAAATTTGTTATATTTACCAGATGTAATATAACAAATATTTAAATGTTCATCAAGAAAATTATCTTTAAGATGTTTTTTACTTTCAACTTTTATCATATTAAACTTATCACAAATATGTCCCTCTTTTGAACAAATATAAGCATATGCCTCATCTAAATTCTCCATAATTTTGATAATAGAGTAATCAAAATCAGAGTAATTATATAAAACCATATATACAATTTTTCCTTTAATAGAATTAGTTTGTGTATTAAAACCAGACATATTAATAATTATATTTACTATTTAAGAAAGTAAATATAAGTAAATCAATTTTTTTAAAATTCTATATAATATATAATGACAACTCCATTTTGGTCCAATGATCCAACAATAATATTTAATAAGGAAAGTATTTTACAGGTTTGGCCTACGCAACAAATGACATTTGAAGCCAAGTTAAACGCAATTAGTAGATTAGTAATACTTATGACACTTTTAGGATTTATATTTACAAGAAATTTTAATTTAATTATAATAGGAATAGTAACCTTAGCAATAATATTTACACTTTATAAATTAAGAAAACAAAATCTTGTTAGTTCTTTAATTAAGAAAGAAGGATTTTCAATAAATCCTAATATGCAACCTTCTTCTTTATCACCCGCACCAATGTTACAAGACCCAGTAACATTAGATAATGTATTGCGTTCAAATTTTCATCCTACTACTAAGAAAAATCCTTTTGGAAATGTATTATTAACCGACATAGGTGACGCCCCAAATAGATTGGCTGCTGCACCAAGTTTTAATCCAGATGTATATGATGAAATAGATAGAGCAGTTAAAAAACAAACACAGATGTTAAATCCTGGTATAATTAATACTAACAAACAAATATATGGTGATTTAAAAGATAATTATGATTTAGATAATTCAATGATGCAATTTTACAGTATGCCAAATACAAGAGTTACAAACGATCAAGGTGCTTATGCAGAATATCTATATGGTAATATGCCCTCAGGTAAGAGTTCAGGCCCAGATGGAGCATTCGCAAGAGTACAAGACAATTACAGATATATTCTTATTTAAAATTATCTATTATTTGTTTAGTTATGTATAATTATATATACATTTAATTAAATGAAAATATTAACAATATCAACAACAAACCCTTTATTTATTGTAATACAGTATAAGACGATAAATAAATTCATAAAATGTAACGAAGATATAGAATTTATAGTATTCAATGATAGTAAAGATTGGCCTGATATAACTAATTTTAATGATGTAACTATAAAAAAACAAATAGAAGATACATGTTTTAGTTTAGGGATACAATGTATAAATATTCCAAATGAACATCATAAAATAGAATTTAATGCATCAAATCGTCATGCAGATTCTATGAATTATATAACAAAATATATATCTAATAATAAGGATAAGTATTTGATTATTGATAATGATATGTTTTTTGTAAATAATTATCATTTAGATAGTTTAAAATTGTATTATTTTGGATATGTAGAACAACAAAGAGCAATTGATAATAAATTATATAAATATCCATGGCCAAATATGATATATATTGATACTAATTTAGCTCCAAATTTAGATTTGTTAAAATGGGATTTAATGAAAGGATTAGATGTAGGTGGAAAAGCAGGAGGATGGTTGTTGACTTTAGATAAATCAAAAATAAAAAAGTTTGATGGTTTAAAATCAGGAACATGGAATATAGATAATTTTCCAAAAGAATTAAACAAAAAGTTGTTAGTTTTTTTGAATTTGGACCCAAGAAATATAAATAATATGTATTTTACAGAGTTATTTGAGTCAAAGATATTTCATTATAGAGGTGGTAGTAATTGGATGTTAAATTCTAAAAAAATACATGACAAACTAACAAAATTATTATATGTACTGATTGAAGAATTCTAATTTTATATATATTTTAAGAAAAATATTATTATAGTAATATATATAAAATGGCTTACGTCTCAGACTTTACATTTAATGGTATGTCAAGAATTGGAAATGACTCTTGCTGTATAGATCAAAATTCAATTCAAAATTCTCAAGCATGTAGTTATACTCTTCAAAATTATTTTTCACAAGATTGCTCTATGAAGAATGCAAAAGCTTTAGCAGTAACTCAGCCATGTATTAATTATTCTGGAGGTTTTGGAATGGGAGCAGGTGGTTGCAATGTTGACCAAAGTTCTAAGCTTTTAATTGGAGGAGTACAAACCCATCCTAAGTCACGAATTGATTTATTTGGAAGACCATTTGCAACTGTGCCATATTTAGGAAGAGGTTCAGTTGATCCAATTTTAGAATCTCAAATACAACAAGGAGAAGCTATAACTAACAAACGTAGTGTAACACGATTAACCGAGAAAAGTTATTTAAAATATCACACAACTCCTTTAATTCCAGAGGTAAAACAAAATATCCAAAATCCAAATTTAATGATTGAAGGTATGGCTTCTGAAGGTTGGATTCGTGGAGGTGTTCCATCCCGTGAACTAACAAGAGATCGTGATTTTTATACAACTCATACTGCTGGACAAGCAATGCCTTAAAATAATATATTTAATTTTTAATTTAAAGACCTTTAAGTTATTTTATAAATATATTATTTACATAATACTTTTTTTGTTAGTTTATAACCATTTAAAGATATGCAATATATTAATTTATTAATGTATAATACTCAATTCAAAGTAAAATATAACGATATTGAACAAGAATTAATTCATAAATTAAAAAATAAAACCCCAGAAGAATATGCAGAAAACTCAGATGAAGAACATGAATATTCAAGTCAAGATGTAATTGATATTTGTAATAAACTTTATAGAGATGAATTATTATCAGTATTTAATTCTGATAATTTAATTGATGATAAAATTGATAAAGGAATGATTTATGTATATGATATTATGATGAAAAATGAATCATTTAAACAAATGATCACAGAAATGGAAAATATATGTACTGAGACATTTTTAAAAAATGAAGAATTGAATCTTGAAAAACTTGAAAGTCTAAGACAATTATTTTTAATAAGTTTATTTAGTCAACATATGTTTTACATTACACATAAATGTGTTTGTCAACAAATTGAAATAGGTTTAATTGATAATGACTTGTTAGTTGAACTTAGAAAACATTCAGTTGATTTATTAAAAAATCAATTTGGTGTTTAATTTATAAATAGTTTTTTATATATTATTCTTTTATAATTATATATAAATGGCATCTACTCGCAATAAAAATACTCCAGGTAATTACTGTTTAGACCAAAGACAAAATGTTGGTATTGAATCATGGCAATTATATAAAAATGGAGCTAATGGATATGCATATGATACACGACTCCCTGGAAATGGATTGAACCCTGGTCAGTTACCATGGAATACATTATCACATAATCCTGCTGATATTGAATCTTTTTTGTGGGGAATTAATTCAACAAATCTAGTTAATCCTGCACCTCCTTTAACACCAGAATTAAAATGCTTAAAGACCGCTAATGTATTTGAAAGTAAACCAGTAATTATGCCTGTCCCACAAGCAATACCAAAATATCAAAGACCTTTTCCAATACCATAGATTTTAGAAGTTTTAAATATAATTTAACAATACAATTATTTAGATTTTTAAATTATATTATTATAATAGTATGAGTAGTATCAACGCAAATAATATAACTAGTGTAAATGCGACAATAACTAATTTAAATGTACAAACTATAAACGGTATATCAGCTTCTAAATTTGGAAAATGCTGCTCTTGTCAAGATATATGTCCAGTAGAAGATAATGATAATCCTTGTCCTGATTGTCAATCATATGGAGATTGTTCTTGTCAAGATGAACCAGGTGATGATGGAGGCTGTCCTGGTTGTTTCACTTATGATCAGTGTAATTGTACTTGTCATGGTGGAGGAAGTGGTGCTCAAGGCGCTCAAGGATTTCAAGGAGCTACAGGACCATCTGGAGGTGGGACTGGAGCACAAGGAAGAACTGGAGCACAAGGAAGAACTGGAGCACAAGGGCCTCCTGGTGCAGGATTTCAAGGAGCTACAGGGTTTCAAGGTGCTACTGGAGTTCAAGGGTCTACAGGACCAGCCGGAGCAGGATTTCAAGGAGCTACAGGGTTTCAAGGTGCTACTGGAGTTCAAGGAAATACTGGTTCTCAAGGAAACACTGGAGCACAGGGAAACACGGGTTCTCAAGGTGCTACCGGAGTTCAAGGAAACACTGGAGCACAAGGAAATACTGGTTCTCAAGGAAATACAGGTGCACAAGGTAACACTGGACCTCAAGGTGCTACCGGAGTTCAAGGAAACACTGGAGCACAAGGTAACACTGGTTCTCAAGGAGCTACTGGATTTCAAGGAAATACTGGAGCACAAGGAGCTACTGGAACACAGGGAAATACTGGTGCACAAGGAAACACTGGGTCTCAAGGAAACACTGGGGCACAGGGAAACACTGGGGCACAGGGAAACACTGGGGCTCAAGGAAATACAGGTTCTCAAGGAAACACAGGGTCTCAAGGAAACACTGGGGCACAGGGAAACACTGGGGCACAGGGAAACACTGGGGCTCAAGGAAATACAGGTTCTCAAGGAGCTACCGGAGTTCAAGGAAACACTGGAGCACAAGGAAACACCGGAGCACAAGGAGCTACAGGTACTCAAGGTAATACAGGAACACAGGGAAACACAGGAGCACAGGGAAACACTGGAGCACAGGGTAACACTGGGTCTCAAGGTAACACAGGAGCACAGGGAAATACAGGAGCACAGGGAAATACAGGAGCACAGGGTAACACTGGAGCACAGGGTAACACTGGAGCACAGGGTAACACTGGAGCACAGGGTAATACAGGTTCTCAAGGAAATACTGGGTCTCAAGGAGATACAGGATCTCAAGGTAATACTGGAACACAAGGTAACACAGGTACTCAAGGAAACACTGGAGCACAGGGTAACACTGGAGCACAGGGTAACACTGGAGCACAGGGAAACACCGGAGCACAAGGAAATACTGGAGCACAGGGAAACACTGGAGCACAGGGTAACACTGGTTCTCAAGGAGCTACAGGTTCTCAAGGAGCTACGGGAGTTCAAGGAAACACAGGAGCACAGGGAAATACTGGGTCTCAAGGAGATACTGGGTCTCAAGGAGATACAGGGTCTCAAGGTAATACTGGTACTCAGGGTAACACTGGAGCACAGGGAAACACTGGAGCACAGGGAAACACTGGTTCTCAAGGAGCTACAGGAGCACAGGGAAATACAGGTTCTCAAGGAAATACAGGTTCTCAAGGAAATACAGGTTCTCAAGGAAACACAGGAGCACAAGGTAACACAGGTACTCAGGGTAACACTGGAGCACAGGGTAACACAGGTTCACAGGGTAACACAGGAGCACAAGGTAACACAGGTACTCAGGGTAACACTGGAGCACAAGGTAACACAGGTTCACAGGGTAACACTGGAGCACAAGGTAACACAGGAGAACAAGGCGCTACCGGAGTTCAAGGAAATACAGGAGCACAAGGTAATACAGGATCACAGGGAAACACTGGGTCTCAAGGAGCTACGGGAGTTCAAGGAAACACTGGGTCTCAAGGAAACACTGGAGCACAAGGAAACACAGGGTCTCAAGGAGCTACGGGAGTTCAAGGAAATACAGGAGCACAGGGAAATACAGGAGCACAAGGAAACACTGGAGCACAAGGAAACACAGGGTCTCAAGGAGCTACGGGAGTTCAAG